CTCTGCATTCCTCACAATACCCTATTGGTTCTTTTACGCACCTAAATGCTTCACAAGAAATAACAAATTTTGACATAATTTTTCCACCTTTCTTTTTTTTTTCATTAAATATATTATATAATATATTTAATGAAAAATCAATAGATTTTCATTAAATATATTTTTTAATCTAAAACACTACAATAAATTTCATCAACTAATTCTTTATCCCTCAATATTGAATCAAGCATTTCAGTTTTTTCACGTAACATTTTTTCACGCTTTTCACTAACGCTATCACTTACAATAATATGATAATAGTATTTGTTTCGAGTACTATTCATTCGGTGTATGCGATCTTCAAATTGTTGATTTGTTGCAGGAGACCAACTTTTATCTGCAAATATCATGTGGTCACACTCATCTAAATTAAGACCTTCACTCATGGCATCAATATTTCCTACCAACACATGAAAGGGTTGCCTTTTAAAATTTTCAATAATTTTATCTTTCATTTCTGCTTTTACATTTCCAGTAATTAAACTTACTGGAATATCTGCTTTTAATAGCATATTGTACATCTCTTGTGCAGCAACAACAAACTTAGTACCTACAATAAATTTTGTTTTTCCAATATCAGAAATTAATTGTAGTATTGTTTCTTCAATTATGCTAGAAGCATCAATTTCTAAAATTGATGGGTTTGCAACAATTTGCTGCAGACGTATTATCATTTCTAGCTTAGAATCAATAATTCGTAAATCTCCTCCAATTTTATTAATCTTAAATTGCTTTGCTTCCCTGTAGGCTTTTAATTGCTTACCTTGCATTTTAACATAAATATCTTTATGTATTTTTTCTGGCAAACCTTCTTTCATACGCCTAAGTAGCACTGGCTGTAAAATATACTGTAGTTCTTTAAGCTTGTTTTTCTTAATACCTACAATCTCTTTGCTAAAAAATGCATCTATCTGATCACAAAAATAATCAATAAAAGTCCACAAACTTGTAAATCTCTTAGGATATAAAATATTAAGCAATTGCCAAATATCTTGAGGATAATTACCTACTGGATTTCCAGTAAGCATAATCATATTAGTTGTTTTTAACTTTTTAATACCTACAACTTGCTGTGCTTTCGGATTTTTTGTTCTATGTGCTTCATCAATGATAACCATATCCCATTGCTTTGCAAATAGTTCAGGATATCCACCTCTTGCTCTTTGAGGTCTTAACATTTCATAATTTACAATAGTCCATCTCTTGTTTAATTTTATGCCAAGTTCCCTAACGGATCTGTCTCCATCACACAGCACAGTTTCTACTACTTCTTCACCTAACCATTTTTCAATTTCTCGGTACCAATTATATTTTAAATAACTAGGGCATATAATTAACACTTTTTTTGAACTATGAAAAGCACACATTAAAGCAGAACAACTTTTTCCAAGCCCCATTTCATCGCCTAATATAAATCTATTATTTCTTGTAAAAAATGCTAGCGCTATTCTTTGATGTTCTTTTAATGGTAAAACGCTATTTCCACTAGGGAAACTGTAATTAGTCCATTCCCCTTGCTTGATTTGCATCAATTTGTCAAATTCAACAAGAAAATCATTGTAAAATTTTTGAACTTCCTTTGATAATTCACAACTTGGTACAAATGCTATGAAATATCTTACAACAAGGGGTTCTATTGGAAATGAAATTCCCTTAGTGGTTTTAGATGCTCCATAAAACTTCATTAACATTTTTTGATCTTTTGGATCTGCATCCGTACATAACAGCCTAGAACCTACTACATCAAGTTGCATTCTACACTACCCACTTCCATTTTTAAAGTTTTTACGCAATACCTTAATCCGTGTGCAACAGCATCAACACAATGCTGTTTTCCTTCAAAATGCACATCATCTAGTAATTCTTTTGCAAAAGATATGTAACCTTCTTTTTGAGATTGCACACAAGTTATTAATTTAACTTCGCATATATAAGTTTCATGTTTTACTGCACCACACATTTCAATTGTAGTTATTGCGTCTTTTGTTAATTTGCTGTATGGGTTAACAAAACGCTCTAGGATTACCAAATCAGTATCATCTAAAAAGAAGCTAATATACTTGTGCATTTCATTTACAGGATACACGTGTATCTTTCTTAAAATTGCAATTTTTTTATCTTCACGAATAACAAACTCCGCTATTCCAGAATGTACTCCTGGATCAATTGCTACTATCTTTTCAATCATAGCTTTACTCCCATCCTGCCATATTCTTTTGGCATTTTTCTCTTTCTTTCTTACCTAACAGGCAAACCCATACTGTAGTACCATCGATTTTCTTTACAGCAGTGCTATATAAGCATCCACTACCATTTTTACAAACTTCAAACATTTTTATTTCCTCCTTTAATATTTCTTATATTATATATTATATATGAAATTCCAATATAAATCAATAGTTTTTTAAAATAAATTTCGGACTATCCGCTAGGGAATCTGAAATTTTTCCAAAAAAAAAATGTACACTGCTGAATGTACATTTACATAAAGGGTATAACTAGTACAGTACTAGCTATTTAGAATAATTCTTGAACAAAGTTCGATCAATCACCATTGACAGTACGGGCAAGTTTCCACCGTTAAGTTGTTATCTTAGCTACTAAGTTTCCAAACGGAACTTGTTATCTTGCCCTAATTGAGGAAGGAGATTCGAACTCCTGAAAGCAGTTACGCCTTTTATGCCATTATGGCAATACTCTTCAACCTCTCGAGCATCCTCAAATCCTATCTAAACACTAATGAATAAGTCTGTGTAGGTCACTTTTAGATACATCTGCACTCCTTGGTAGCTACCTCACCAAAGTTTTAAAATTATATAAAGCATGTGTTATTTAAATTTAATTTGTGTATTTATCGACCCTAAATTTTTTCTGCTTCTGCAACTGGAGATACCATCTCACTAGCTGCATCTGCTGTTGCTGTTGTTTTAGTTCCTTTTTTACTCCTAAGTGGAATACCTTCAGCAAGCATTCTTGCTTCAATTATTGAAGTTTTCCAAAAATGAAGTACCGCTCCAGTAATTGTTCTTTTAAGAACTGCTGTATCAGTAATTTCTTTCTTTAACTTAGCTCTCAATTCAGTATAGCTAAGTTTAGAATTTGTATATGCAACTTTTAACATATCAACTGGAATTTCTGCTTGGCCAAAATCAATGCAATCTAATTCACCTTGATTTAATGATGCTAGTGCTTTTATAACTTCTTCCTCAAATACTTTTTGATCTGTAATAGGTAGTGTAAAATCACCTATTTTTTCAAGTGAATGAAAATATTTGTTGATATCTGCCATTTTGAAGAACATCCTTCTAGGTGCTTGTTTCTTTCTACTAGGGGAAACTAAATCCGTTTCAGTTCTTACATCAACAGGTATTCCTGCATTTTCTACTGTCATTTTAAACTCTCCTTTTAATTTATTTCTTAATTATATTATATAATACTTACTGATAAAAATCAATGGTTTTTTGAAAAAAAAAAGCTTACACTTTTGTTTTTTTTTAAAGGGGAGCCATTCACTTTAAAAAAAGCTCCAAATTAAAATTTTATATTATATGAATTATTCATTATTATTCATTATTATTTATTTATTATTTTATTTTTGGCGTATTAGGGTATATTTATATATCTTTAATTTAGCTTCGATACAGGCATCCTTTTTATATTGAAATATATGTAAATAAATTGATTTCTAACAATTATTCATGAATAACCCTTATATAATATAAAAAATAATTTTGGAGCTTTTTTAGAAACCACTAACTGCCGGTTACATGCATACCCATCATAGATATACTGGATATAGTCGAATATAAATTTCGTTTTCATATAAATATGAAATTTGGCAATTTATATTCGCCTATATCCATTAATATTTTGCACTATTTATTTGCGTTTTTACCTAAAATGTTCCCTAGCGGAATTTTTGAATGATGCTACCAAAATAAAACGGTATATTCATTAAAAAATACCAACCCTTATATTATTTAATTTTAAATATATAAAACCGTTTAATCCGGAATTTTCAACCAAATACCCATATATTTTAAAAATATATGGGTACCTAAAATTTTAATATTTTGATTATCTTTTCATAATTTTTGCTTCTTTTTCTCCAACAAATTTGATAAATTTTTCTAACTCATCAATTCTAAATAGTGCATAATCTTTTGCAGTTTTAATTGTGTCATAAAGCACAAACATTTCCCCATGCACCTCTTGCCCTTCTTTTGGTATCCAAATGCTATTTATTCTTGGATAAATAGACCCTTCACTTTTTAAAATTTGTACAGCAAGTTTTCTTTTAAGTTCAAGTTCTTCCTTTGCTTTTTCAAGTGTCAGGTACATTCCAAATTTTTCAATACTTGGAAATACAACTTCAGTAGCCCAATCTGCTAATGCTTCTGCTTCTGGTTTTCTAGATTGAATCATTAATTTGTAAAAATTTGATTTACTAATAAATGCCATTTCATGAGATCTTCCTAAATTATCGATACTATATATATATATATAATATATGTTATCGTTATTTAAACGTTGTAACGCTTGAGATGCATTTTGTAAATTAATTGCTTTGCAACAATCTAGATGGCAAAAACATATTTCCCCATCTTTTACACCCGTTCTAATTTCATTTTCCTCAAAGTTAAAAATTGTTAATTCATTCATTTTTCATTCTCCTTTAAATTTGTTTTATTTTCTGCAATCAATACAATTACACTTTTCTTCTAATTTGAAAGTTTCATCTTCTAAATCAAAATATTCAAATGCAACATCCAGTTTAAAAATATAATTTGCATCTTTTTGACAAATATCCATAAATTGATATCCGGTCCAAAAATTTTGCCTCCAATGACTATATTCACCCATATCAGTAATTTCCACTACACACATTCTGTACTTTAATGCAATTTCATTTACTCTTTTATAACCTTGTGCATTTAGTCGTTTCATAAATATTCCTCCTCTACACAAAATCCACTAGGGAACATGGAATTTTAATTTTTTGATTCCCTAGCGGATTTCTGCTTAAAACTGACCTTGGATATGATTTTTAAATCTATTTTTACGTTTTTCTAGTACGTCTGGTTTTAAGCATTGATCTTTTACAACTTGCATTTCTCGTCTCATTTTAACAAGTAAGCATTCACACATTATATCATCAAACGCTAACCTTTCAGAAGGTGATATTATATGAGAAACACAATACTGTTGACCACAAATGTTTTCATATAATCGAACACTTAAACCTTCTGGAGTCCATCTTAATACAAGTTCTTCATCAACATGTAACCATTCAAAAATTTTCTTAAGCATTTTAACCTCCCATAATCATTCTAATAATATCAACCCAACACCATATAACTATAATAATTGCTATTGCACACATACATTTATCCCATTTGTTCATGTTTCTTCCTCTTCTAGAATTGTTAAAAATTGAATTTTATTATGAGGTATAAATACTGTACATATTGAACCACATTGCCTTAGGTCTATTTTTAGCACTTGATCTTTATTTGTCCAAAATTCATCTGAAGCTACATATTTTTTAAAATCTTCAAATGTAACAAGTTTTTGCAATTCACTTACCCACTTACTTATATACATTTTTGGTGTTATTTCCATAAATGTACTCCCATCAAAATCAATTTTAATAGCACTTACTTTTTTAGTTTTACAATCTGAGCATTTGTACACTCCAGGTATATCTCCTGCACATGACATGCAAATTATTTTATCACAAAAGGCACACTCACTAGCTCCACAATCCGAACATGTCCAATTCCCACACTCCATACATTTACCACAAGCACATTTTTCACATATAGTATCTCCACAACAATTACATTTGTATATTTCTCCCCATTGCTCACAATCACATTTTCCAATCATCATTTGTTCCTCCTATTACTTATTTTATAAAACACAAAACTAAGAATTGCAATTAAAGGTATTGAACCATAAAACAAAATCCACCCAAACACTATAGTTTACCCATATTGAATAAAAAATGTTCTGTTGCTTGATATAAAATTCCTTTATCCATTGCCATATCCATTAGTTGCAAAACTTCCTGTTTTGTTAAATCCCGAATACCACACCTACCAACTTTTTCAAAATATTGAAATCTTTCAAGTAACTTAACGCTTTCCATATTTTTTATCTCTCCTTTGTTTTCTATTTGGCACTACTTTTGATAAATCGGATAATTTCTCAAGAGGCTTATTTCCAAAGCTAATTAAATTTAAAGCACATTGAAACGCGTATTTGTTGCAAGACATAAACAATATCTTTTCATTTTTTCTTATTACATACAATTCTTCATTGTGAATGTTTGTATAAATTTCTTGAAACACACTTTCCACTAGGGAAACTGAGGATTTCAAAGTGAAATCCTCAGGTACTTTTGTTAATTGCTCCATTACACATTTCCTTTCTTGTGACATTCCTCGCATACAAATATACTTTTATTATTTCTTCCACAAACTACATGTGTATGCATATCGCATATTTTATTATTATTACATCCATTTGCTTCACAGCTGTTTTCTACATCTTCAAGACATCCTCTGATATCACATTTATAAGTCATTTTGCTCTCCTCCTTTTAATTGATTTAATTACCATGTGTACCCACAATCTTCACATATTGTGTAATGTGGATTTACCCAATTAACTTCATGATTGCGTTTGCTTCCACATTTAGCACATACTTCATTGTGCATTTCTAGCAATTTTTTAAGCATTTTATTTTCCTCCTTTTATTTTAATCTTCTTAATTATATTATATAATATAAATTCATATAAATCAATAGTTTTATATGAATTTATATTATTATTTTTAAATTAAGTACATTAAAATTATCTTTTGATTCACACATGAATCGAAAAATTCATCTGCTGTTTTAAATTTCATTTCTTGCAAATTCCAAATTTTATTTCTTTTCTTAACTTGTTTCATATATTCTTTTGCATTATCAACTCCAGCAATAATGCACATTTTCTTTACAATTTCCGCTTTTGATCTTCCTTCTATAACTGTGTTATTTTCTAAAAAAGCTTTCATTATGCAACCCTCCTTTTTTGAGCAAAATGTTTAATTCTACTTTCTAAAAACTTAAATGCGGCAAATACTAAATCACCATCTTTTTTAGTTACATTTAAACACTCTTTTAATGTTTGAAAACTACTAATATTTGTTTTATATTGAACGCTTGTTTTTGATCTTTCTACTAATTGCTGCGTAAAGATTACCCAACTGCCTATTTTTTCAAAATCGATAGTACCACTATGTTGTCTAAATTCTAAAGTACCCCTTGTTCTATAATTTTTATGATTTAACTTATAATATCTGCTATCATACCAATATTGTAATGATTGATAGTTTTTTAAATTTTTTATCATTTTTAAATATTCATTTATTTCTGCACTTACTGTATTTAATTCTCTGCAATAGCGTTGGTTTTTCCTACTGCTTGGTAGCATTGAATCTATTACGTTTTCGTATCTAATATTTAAAGCATACACATTTTTAATTTGTTCAAAATCTAAATCATCTACTCCATGATGTATGTGTACTCCACAAGTTTTATCCACTTGTGCATTGCATTCTTTTAATGCTTCACACACTAGTCTTAATTGTTCTAAACCATCTAGTCCTTTTAATATTGGGCTTACTATCTCATTTCCACTACCATTTTCATTATAGCAACCACTTTCATTTACACTACTGTCTGTTACTATTTTCCAATAATCTCTAGTGGTATGGTTATAATTTTCAACTTTTACTTTAATTCCTTTTGCTACTAATGCTTCATATACCATACACCTTTCAGCGTTAAAAAATTCTATTTCTACTCCAAATGTTCTTTCTTCATTAAATTTCATTTATTTTTCCCCCTTAGTATTTTTTTTTTATTTATTTATTATTTATTATATTATTATTATATAATAGTTTGGGGCAAAAATCAAGTGTTTTATTAAAATTTGTTTATTAAAATTATATTAACAAAATAAAAAATAAAATACAAAATATTAATGGATATAGCCGAATTTAAATTTCTATTTCACATAAATATGAAAACCAAGTATTTTAATTCTACTATATCCAGAATATCTAAGTTGTTTTATTGGGTATTTGTGGGATTTAATCACTTAGTTTCCCTAGTGGATTTTCCATCTTATTCTTTCTTTGATTAATTAAACAGTGTAAAAATTCTTGAAATTCACTTTCAGATCCTTCCCAATCGCACAAAAACTCATCCGTAATATAAATGTCATTTTCACGCACCCAAATGTGCATATTGCAATCAGGATAAAAATTATTATCTTGTAAAATTTTACATATTCTATCAACTGTCATTTTTTATTTCCTCCTCTAATGCATTTTTATTTGACCCAAATTCTCTACCTTTTTCTTCACCTAAATTAAAAGACTCTAAATCTAAATCTTGCGAAACAACACCACATTTTTTAAGCGCTAGTTTACTCGCAAATGTTGCAACTGCTAATGGCACTGTACACACTAAAGAATACTCACTTGTGCATTGTTCTTGCCATTCATTTGATAACCCAATTGCAAATCCTCTTCCAAAACTATAGCTAAATCCTTTAGTAGAAAACCCCTTATCATACATTTTCTGCGCTTCTAAATTTCTAAGTCTTGTTAAATATTCAAGAGCATATTTAAATACAGTAGCAGCTACTTGTGCATCTTCTTTAAAACCACAAAATGTAGCATACATATTTTTACCGCTCTTTCCGCTAGGGATTCTTGCCAATAATCGGCAACGAAATTTATCCGCAACTACTTGAGCTAGTAATTTAGATACTAGTGTATTTATTTTACATTCCGTTTGTGACATTATTGGTATTTCATGTTCCCTAGCGGATATGTCGTGCATACTTAAATTATATTTGAGCATTAGTAAATGTGCTTTTTGAAGAGCAGCTTTTGCTTCTTCTTCAAAGTTACTATTACTCAATGCGAATAACTTTGTTATGCGATCTATTATTCTATCGGACATAGTTTTCTCCTTTAATTAAATATTTATAAATATATTATATGGTATTTTTGCCTAAAAATCAAGTAAAAAAAAAATTACTATTAAAAATAGTAATTTTCGTTAAAAAGAGAATTTAAAAGTTTACTAATAAAAGTGGACAATTATATTATATATTATTTTTAGGAGAAAATCAAATGAAATTATTTGCCCAGTAGTAATTCAATTAATCCAGTCATTTTAAGTCCAGCAAATAATGTAATAACTGCAATTAAAATTAAAATTAATTTCCATAGCATATCGACTAATCGCCACACTTTTGTATGATAATCTGCTAGCATTGTTTCTACATATTTTCTTAAGTCATCTACGCTCTTTATTAAAAGTTCATTTTGTGTTTCTAATTTTGTAATGCGCTCTTGATCAGTCATGCAATTTTTCTCCTCTCTAGTTTAATTTTGTAACTATCATCATGGTTTGCCAAGCAAGGATAGAAGCATTTCCACCAGATGTATTTTGACACCATTGAAATGTAAGTTTTCCTCCATTAGGGCCACTAGATATGTAAAACACTTCTCGATGATATGTCATATTAGTTCCATCTGAACCTACCGTTACGGGTGTAGTATAGTCATTGCACTTCATTTCAACATTAGTATCTACTATATTTGCAGAAGTTCCTGTTGGCAATATGCAATTCCTCCAAGACATTGCCTCTAATCCTGTGCCTAAAGTCCAAGCACATTTTGCCTTTTCAGTAACTCCATTCAACCAATGTGCATCTAGTTCGACTTTAAACACTCCATTTGGAGGAAATTTACAGTACATATCTGCATCATCATTTAAGGTAGCATCAGAATACAAAAGTGTATTTACAGATTTTCTAATCATTCTTGGTTTTCTCCAAAAAGCACCATTGTGCACATCCACTAAATCAATTACATTTTTGGTAAATAATACTTCTGTAATAAATGAATATGCATTTACACTTTTGTGCCCAACCCATAAATAACCATCTCCACTTAAAGTACATTCAGATTCAACATAGTGTGCCCTTTGACCATCAATGAATGCCCATGCACGTATTATATCTCCTTCTTTTTTAAACACTAAAGTAACATTATCTTCTTTTTCTAAAGTACTTGCAAGAGTAGAAGTTACTGTAGTAGTTGAACCGGATTGCTTAAGTTCCATTGTCAAAACTGATCCAGTAATATATATTTTACAAAAATTACTTGAGTCTACCCAATCTACTAAGCAACATGTCTCTCCAGCATACCTACACACTAATGAAACACTATACATGAATTCATCAACTGCATGTCCCGTATTAACTTGAATATGCGTACTACTGGAATTATTTTCTGCTGCTAATAAAAAACCAACAAGTTTTGAAACATAGTCTTGATACAAAACACAATCATAAGCCCAATCAAATACATATCTGTCCCAATGAGCAGCACCATCATCAATTGTAAATGGATTAGAACCACCTAAGCCACCTTCACTTCTTTGCAGAGCTAGTATTCCGTATGTGCAATACACATTTTGAGCATTTGATGTAGATTGCCATTCACACCTAATGTAAGTTATTGCTGCCCAGTTAGGAGATCCAGCAGAAGTAAAGTCACTTCTCTGATATACTAAAAAATTCCAACCGGTCACTAAAGAACTTCCTGGCCATGTCAAGGAATAATTGTTTGAATTATCTGCACCTAATTTATATGCTAAGTATTGAACTTTGGTAACATCTGATATATAAACACCAAATGCTATTGCATCCGAAGTAGATGCAGCCTCTCCACTTTCAAATTTAGTTAAATCCATGCTTGTAATTGCTTTGTATGCACTACAATACCCAGCAGTATTGTCAGTTTCTAGAATTTTTAAACCTGTTTTTCCATAAATCGAATTGTAATCACTTGAAAGAGTAGTTGTACCTGCAGATGTCCAATCAGAAGAATTTCCTCCAAATGCATCAATTAGTTTTGTATTTCTATGCAATAAATAATGACTCCAGTATTTAAAACCATTTGCATTGCTAAAAGAAGCATCATGGTCTACTCTATCTAGAGCATCCTCTACTGCATTTAAATTCACAGCATTTATTGCAGGAGTAGTACCATCTACAAAAGTTACAGGCGTAAATGAACCAATATGACTCATTTTATATCACCTACTTTAATAGTTTTAGGTTTTGCTCTTTTAATCACACTATCTAAATCACTTATTTCAATCCTTCCGTTTGACTTTTTACCTACTAGTTCATACTGTATTGTAAAACTTATTACCTTTTTATTAACTTTTTTAACTGCTTTTTCTTTAACCCCATTACTCTCAACAATAATATCTTCTTCAAATTGTTTTTCAAGTTCTGAACTTTCTAAACCCCATGCATGAATTTGCTTTCCTTCAGACAATAGATTCAAAAATTCCATTGCAAAAGTTGCATAAGCACTTTTTCTATATACATCAGTTATTCCACTTTTAGGTATTTCAAAATCCTTAACAAAATACATAATATCACTCCTTTCACAAAATCCGCTAGGGAACCTGAATTTTTCTTTATTCCCGATCAAGTAAATGTATCTGTTCTTCTAAACAATATTTCCTCAGATGTTGTTTTCGTATAACTCCATAAAGCGTGTGCTAGCATAAACCCTGAATCTTTTCCAGTTCCACCATCCCAATCCCAAGATGCATTCCCACCAAATAAGCCTATTTCTGCAATAACTCCAGAAAATTCAGTATCTGTCATAAAGAAATCAGTTACTATAACTCCTGTACTAGGATTTGATTGTGAAATATACCTAATACGATATGTTTCATTCGTCATTTTAACATCTGCAGCATTTGGTGCAGTAGCACTATTCCCTACTGCTAAATGATAAACATCAACATCATCCGTTGGATCGTACCCCATAAGAGATTTTGCAATTGAATTATGGCATTGATTCACTATTAAATTTTCTATGTGATCTATTTGATGCCATTGTTTAGTGTATGCTTTTCTGGTAAATATATCAAAACAACCTCTATGGCCCCAAAGTTCTTTCCAATTCATTTCATCACCCCTAATCTACTATTGTTGCAGTTGCTATAATTGTTCCAGGATACAAACTTGCACTAGGATATAAACCTGTACTAGGATACAATGGAGTTAAAACTGTAATTGCAGTTGATCCCGCATGTGCAATTCCTTCACTCCAACTCTTCAAATATACAATTATTTCATTATCCGTAGTTTCAATGCTTTCAGGTTTTGCCAAGTTCTTAAAAAACTCTTCCCATCCACCTAATGCAGCACCATCAATTGCTTTATATTCATAAGAAATTGCAGTTGGACCCATTGGTTTCCAAGTAACACCTTCACATAAGAATGTGCTATTTATTCCTAATGCACTTTTCACAACTGGAAACTGCATTCCTGCTTCATAAGTTTTTGTTGTTTTAGAAAATGAAATTGACTCTGCTTCATTTGAGTATTTTTCTAAAAGCTTAATTGCATAATTCAATGCGTCTATTGAACTCTCTAATTTCTCGTTGCGGACATAATGAGAATAAGTTCCCCTAGCGGAAACCTCTGTAGAATCCAAAGTCATTACAAACAAAGGTACCAAACCATAGTAACTTATTCTTATATTATCTGCTGCAGTTAATTTAGTTCCACTAGAATCTTGAGATACTTGAGTTGATCCATAAGTCCAGTACCAATCCATTCCAGTATCAATACCTTTAATCCCTATTGTTTTAAGGGCATAAGTACCTCCAGAAATACTTACCATTATTACGGGTGCTTTTCCTATTGGATAATGTGTAAAAAACTCTTGAATATTTCCATCAGGCGTTGGAGTTGGTCTTTCAGAAGATTGCCAAACGGTTTGCCTATTTTTGCCCCTAACATATTCTGTATTTCTGTAATTTTTTAAACTTCTACTTCTTTTAAACCCTAAGTAATCTGTTAGAGTTGTTGTGCTTACTAAATACCCAATGCTATAAAAATAAAACTTTTTATTTAAATCAATGTTCCAAATATAATTGCCAAAATCTTTCAAATGATCTAAAGCATTATGCCCATACTGGTAATTACATGTATTCCTTGAAATTTTTGGTAAATCGAGCTCAATATACCCTTCTGTAATACCAAGTGTTGCAAATGTTATTAAAAAATCGGTTAAAATAGCATTTATTGTTTGATTTTCATAAACTTTAGTTATCATTAATCTTTCTACCAACGCACAAAAATCATCAATAGTTAGGGAGTATTCTACTGTACCATCTGGCCTTTCAAAATCACTAATATCCATAATAACTCCACCCCAAATATATGTAGTGCCATCGTATAACATCACTTCTTTTCCACAAGATATAGTTGCGCCATTTGCTCTTGCAATGGTGCAACTCATTGTGGATCTTTTATTGATCTTTTCTTCAATTGACCAATCTTTACTCATATAAATTTCAGTTCCAGTTATATTTGTTCCATCAATATACAAGTGCCTTACTGCCATTTAAATCACCTCTTTCCGCTAGGGAAACTGTAAAAGTTTTTACCCCTTATTAACTTTAATTCCGTATCTCAATAATGTATTAACTAATTGCTCTCCAACTTGATCTGCTGCTAAATGTGCTGCATTAACTACAATTGAGACATTTTGATCTACCCTAGAATAACTATTGCTAGATACTGCTGCAGGTTGTAAATAAAGTTCACTTTTAATGTTTGTAGCTAAATTACTAGACGCTCTTCTAATTTTATCTACCCCAGCATACAAATCATCTGTCATAGTACCAATCATAGTTGGCATCCACTTAGGTATGCTTTGCAATGGACCTTCTTTTGCTGGACTACTTGGAAAGAAGTTTTTAATTGCTTGAGCTACATTTCCTGCAGCATTTTTTACTTTACCAATCATGCTGCCTATTCCATTAATTACACTCTGTACAAGATTTGCTCCTGCATTATACATACTAGTTGCCATGTCAGATATTGCATTTTTGATGCTAGTTGCTACTCTACTTGCAGCATCATATGCAGCACTCGCTTTATTACTGATTGCAGTTACTACATTTTGGAAAGCATTGCTAACTGTACTCCACAACCCACTCACGATTGAACCTACATTATTTACAAGACCTTGCCATATGGATACTGCAGTATTTCTTGCGTTATTAAACCACCCAACAACTGTATTATAAATTCCACTAACAATTCCAGTTATGGAATTCCACAAACCTTGAAATACACCTGTTATGGCATTGCACATCTCTGGTACAATTGAATGCCCAACTAATGTATTAGAAAGTCCTTTGAAGAAACCTACAATAGCATCATTGAAGCCTTTTATATACCCCTGTATTATTGCTACCATTCCAGTAACAGTACCTACAATGCCACTCCACATTGAATCCCAACCATCTTTAATAGCTTTTTCATTGTTAGTAAATACACCTACAATTATTGTTACAAAACCTAAGATAGTATTCCATATACTTGCAACTGTTGAAATAATTGATGGTAAAATTGTAAGTACTCCATTAATGTGACCTAATAATAGTGCAAAAGCACCTACAAGAACACCTCCAACTACTTCTGCTAAAGGCTTAATTGCTGGAATCAACACATTTATTATAGTATTTCCTAATTTTGAAACTGCTTCTTGTGCAGGTCCCCAATCCATATTCTTGAATGTATTTTTAAACACTTCTATTACTGGTGCAAAAGAAGTTTGTAAAAAGCTAATAATACCACTAATAGCACTTCTAACTTCATTAAATTTTTGAATACCTAGTGCAATGTTGCCTTGCCAAGATGCAGGAAATAAATCAATTAAAGTACCCATGTTACCTGATGTAATTGATCTCCAAGTATCTCTAAGTTGAATTAATTTATTAAAAACACCTTCAACTTTTTTATTTACTTTATCTAAAGCATCCGGTAATTTTTTGTTAAAATCATCTATTGACTCTTTAAATGATTTTTTATCATCATCTGTGCCAAATAATTCAACCCATTTAGTTTTAAAAGTATTTATTATTGGAGGAATTTTATCTTTAAGTATTTTACCCATGTTTGAAAAGCTATCAATCAAATCAGATATTGCGGGTATTCCAACATCTTTCAAATAATTAAATAATGGTTTAGTAGCTTGCCCTAAAAATATGCTAAATTTATCTTTTAAAGTACTTAAAGTTCCTTCAAAAGTTTTAGATGCGGTATCCATTGATTTGTAAAACATACCTCCTGCACTAGTCACACTAGTTAATGCATCTTCAACCTCTTTATAGGTTACTTTCCCTTTTGACATTCTGTCTTTAACTTGTTCCATAGTCTCACCAGTTTTTTTGGTGATTTCATTCAATGGATTCCACCCTTGACCAATAAGTTGATTTAAATCTCCGCCTTGTAATTTTCCAAGTGCATTAATTTGACCCATAGTTCTTGATAATGATTGAAATTTCTCATTATTGCCTAGAGATACATCTCCCAATTTGCTCATTATAGGTATTACTTTTTCTTGCGTAAACCCATAACTCATTAGCATAGTAGTTGCAGAAGTTAAATCTTTTGTTTCAAATGGTGTTGCTGCAGCCATTTTTGTTATTTGATCCATTAGCTTTTTAGCTTTATCTGCACTGCCAAGCATTGTAGTAAATGACGCCATGTTATTTTCCATCTCTATATTATACTTAATGCCATCTGTGATTCCTTGCTTAAATGCATCTGCTAATTGATAAAAAATATTTGTAATTGCACCATATACAAGCATTCCTCCAGCAGTACTTACAATACTCATAAGTGTTTGCTTTAAATTTGCACCCATACGATGTAACAAACCAAATCCTTGTTCAGCTTCTCTAGTAGACCTATCCATACGTCTCATTTCTTCATCTGTTTGCCTAGTTTCTCTTTCAAGACGTTGCAGTTGCTCAGTCAATTCCCTTATTTGTGCTTCTAATTGAGCAGTAGTCGTATCGGATTGCCTTTGCTCACCTTGCAAATTATTAAACTGCAAAGTAAGTTCTCTAAGTTGTGTTTCAAGAAGCCTTATAGTTTCTGCGGATTGCCTTGTTTCACTTTCAAATCTGTTAAAGCCACTATCGCTTTGATTAATTTCATTCTGAAATCTGTTAAAATAATCTGTAGATTGCCTAAGAGCATTTTCAAGTAATTGAATTGGGTTAATAAGGCTTCTAATTGCGCTCTCTAGATTTCTAATTGCATTTGATGCACTAGGTCCACCTTCAGTATTTATGTTTAATAGGAGTTCTTCAACTGTTGCCATAAACTACCTCCTTTCTATATAATGGATATAGTCGAATATAAATATTCGTTTTACATATTTATATGAAACCCCAATTTATATTCGACTATACCTATTAATATTTTGTTACATAAAACCTATTCCTTTGTCAATAAGAACTTCTATTGGAATGGCACCATCTGTATCTAATCCTTCTGCTTCCATTTTGGCACCATGTAGACTTGCTTCAAACTTTTGTTTGTCTTTTAACCTACGTTCCATTTTATCCTTCAACAGAAACATTTGTTCTTTCGTCCAATGCTGGATATCCGCTAGGGAAACATTGTATTCCGACATTAGCAAGTCAAACATTCCTCCCCAACCAAATGGTTCTTGCCCTTCTATTTCAATCCCTTGGTAAGGGCTAGCAAGTTTCCCAAGTACGAATAGTTTAGTTTGAATGCTTCAACTAAAACTTTAATTACATCCGCTTTAGTTGCATGCTTCTCCTGAATGTAATTTAAAGTAACAAGTCCCCTAGTGGATAACGTCGCTAATTCAACTAAATCATTTCGCATAATGCCAACTATTGTTTCTAAAATTTCATCAATACTAACACCTTTTTTCAAAGCATCAGTTCCTGCAACCTCAGTCCCAGTTACTTCTTTAAATTTCTTAGCTACTGCTACTACTGCATCCTCAAAGGCATTTGATTCATTCCACTCCAGTGCCTTAACATTTACTACATCCGTACCAAATGGAACTGGAACACCCTTATTCATTAAAATGTCTCTTTCTTCTCTTTCTTTGTTTAAATAATAAATTTTTTCTTTATCTTCGTTTGTCATTTTAAATCCTCCTCTTTTTCAAGTTGCTTTAATTTATTATAAAGTTCTAAACTTATTACTGGAATTCTGTCAATTTTTGACTGTTTCCCAATGTTGTTAATAAAATTTTGTATGCTATTAAAAGGACATGTTTCTCTTTCCCATTTACTTAACATTGACAAATTCCCACTTTTCTAAATCTACTTCTGCATAAGCTTTTTCAAATACACCTTTTGGTGACCATGATTGATATCCACCTTCATACTGTACTAAATAACCTTCAGAAAATTCATTTATTTCTGTAAGTTCTCCTTTAGGTTCAAAGTTCCCATACTTGTGCAAGCAATATTCTTTGTATGCCATAGGTTTAGCCTGTATTAATTTTGTACCAACATATTTTTTCATCATTCATTTCTCCTTGTAATTTTTTTTTTGAGATTTCTCATTTTTTCTTTTATTTTGCATCTCAAGTTCTATAATAAATTTAATTGCACCTTTTCCAAAATTATATAATCTTTTTTCATTTATATAATCTTTTTTAAATCCAACACGTATCAATGATTTTATCGATTCAAGTTGCCAAAGTTTAAATTTTGATAATTCTTTATAGCTATAATCAGTTGTAATCATTCTTATTTGATTTATTTCAAAATCTTTTTTTACGAAATATGACAAATAATTTATCATTTTAAATCTCCTTAATACTCCCCAATATTTTTTCCTGCCATTTAAATGTTTGTTCCGGATTAACATAAGGTTGTGGCTGATCTTTCAACCAATATCCTTCTAATCCAGCAACAAACATTAAAATCAAATATAGATCTTAAATACCTTACCCAAAAACATTTTCTATATTTATATTATATAATATTTTCCAATGAATTTCAATGGTTTTTCAAAATAAAAGGGAACTATCCGCTAGGGAACTTGAAAGGACTTGTTCCTTAGCGGATAGTTCTCTTAAGTAGTTGTAAAGTTGTAATAGCCATTTGCAGCCATTTTTGTTTTATCATCCATTGCTTCAACATCTGAAGCTACTACAAATACGTGCAATTGTGTTCCAGACATTGCACTATTTGGTGTAACAGTTACAACATTTGCAGCTGTTCTTGTTACTGTACATGCAACTCCATCGCAAGTACCAGTTGCTTTTACTAATGCAAAATTTGCACTTATGCAACTTGCTGGATCAACTGGCCTATTAAAGGTAACTACAATGCTTGCGGATACAGAAACTCCAGTTGCAGCATCTGCAGGAACTACTGAGCTAATTGCTAGTGTTGGTGTAGTACCAGTAACATCTGCTACTTCTTCTAAATAATACCCCAATTTTTTGCCAACAATTTGAGTTGTATCAGCAAAAGCTAATGCTGTAAGTTTAAAACCAATAGGCTTATCTTTTTTGTATGCAATTTCTAACTGAGGTGAAATATTTACTTTTCTCAAAAAGACTGTAATGTATAAATTTCTATTTGTTCTTTTTGGTGCAGAATATTTCAAGCTATATTCAGTTAAAACAGTTTCACCACCAAAGTCTAATTGATAAGATTCCTTAACTGAACCAGTTGCTGCAGTATGCACAACCGCATTTGCTGAACCTATTGCATATTTTAACTTAGTTGCACTTGCTTCAGATAAAATAGTTTCAAACTGACATTCCTCTCCTGGAACAAAGAAACCAACAGCAGCTAATTCTTGATCTACTTCAATTGGTTTTAACCCTGCTTTATATGATAATGTTGCTCCTTCTGAGCAAAAGCCACCATCAATATCGTCTGTTCCTGGATTCAATGTTAAATCTCCAGCACCTACATGAATTTTTGATGCATCTTTAGCCATAATAGCACTTCCTTTCTATATTAAAATATCATTAACACTTAACTGTACTTGACAACCTTGTGCTAATCCAAAACTTGTTTTATATAAATCACTATAAGTTGCAGTTCCTATTACGGGTGAGTAACTATTTGATGCCCATTTATCTTCATCTCTTAGTACTCTTGAAATAGCATCTGCATATCTTAATATGAATCTGTGTAAATTTTCCGGATCAACTTCTACTATCCAAGCAACAACATCAATTCTGAATGTTCTATCTTGCCACTGATATTGATCTTTTCCGCTTGAATTTTTACCTATTAATTGAATGCTTGGAAATGAAGTTAATTCTTCTGGATCTCTTGCACCAAAATGATACTCTGCAGGTACAGGAGATGCAGTAACTGCACTTGATTCAGCATCAATAATTACTAATTCTGCTGCTAAATAAGTTGATAACAATGTTTTACAACTGTCAAGCATGTACTCTGCATTCATAACTTATCTCCTTCCTGGACCACCACTTAAGTTTGAAGATCTTTCATTTGGCGACATTAGTCTAAATATTTCACTATGAGCAATTCTTACCCATCTTGATTTTTGCTGTTGAGTTAATTCAATAATTTTTCTTTGTGGCATTATTGAAGTTCCTTTTTGGTGAAACTGTGCTTTTGGATCTCGTGTACCAATCTTTAATGAAGTTCTTGAAATTTGAGATATATGATTTCCTCCACCAGTTAAAGAAGCTCTTAATGCTCCAGTTAATTCTAATATTGGTTTTCCTGGAGCATGAATTCCTTTCCACAAAGCATAATCAGGAGATAGTGATGCCCAAGGACCTCTACTCTCAAACGCACCACTATTACTAAACACACTGCCCATAGTAGAACGAAAATCATCTGCCATTTTTTCAAACATACTTGAATAATCAGTAATTGAATCTGCTAAAATATCCAAATATCTTACAAGTTGAGGTTCTCCATCTAAAGTAAATGATAATCTAAACATATTTTACCACTCATCCTTTGACATGTTCCATATCGGTGGAGTATCTTCATAGTCATTCTCTTCATTGCCATTATAAGTATACGAATATAATCCATTTGATGAAACTAATTTAGTTGTATTTGGCAAATCAATTGTAAGATCTAATATCAAAGCTAATCTTTCAGTAGCATCTTTCCTCCACTGAGTTACAATATCCGGAATTTTTCCTCCTGCTTGTAATATTAATACTTGGGCAACTTCACAAGCAGCAAATCTAGCAGAAATATATTTTAGTATTTCAATATCATTTAAATGAGTTATTGGAACTACATATACTCGTTCAAGTTTCGAATTAATAAATGCATCCGCATCACTTATATAATTATCTAATTCTGCTAATGTAACTTTTGATGAAGTGCTAAAAACTACCCACTTGATTAGTGCTTGAATATCACTTGCACTACTATAAGCCATGTGCTACCTCCTTAAAACCACTATGCTGCTACTACCGTAGCACCTGAACTAATTGGCTTCCAAAATGCATAAAATGTAACGACTCCTCCAGCAATATTAGCTGTTGAAGCAAGAGCAACACTTTCAGTTATGCAAGTTCTAGATGCAGGAAATGTTTCAAATTTACTTGGTGCATTATCCACCCAAATTTGATTAATTGTTTGTAGTGCTGTTCCTGCTGTAGCGGCAATTAATCCTGCTGCGCTTGTAGTTGTCCCAAGCGAACTTGTATCTGCATGATTTGTTAGTGCTGTATTTACTAATGCAACAACTTTTAATGCAACTAATCCAGTTACAGTAAATACCGGATACGAAGTAGATCCATTTAAGGTTATTTGCTTACTTACTTTATACCCTTCTCCACCATATTCATGAATTTCATCAACTACAGACATGTTAGTTCCTGGTTCAGTACCACCCGTACCATTTCTAACAGCATCCCATACATCTCTGAGAACTTCCGCTAGGGAAACATTGTTTCCTGGAACCGCACCATTTGGAAATGTAGCAATTCCTGTTGTGCCAGAAAGCTGATCCAATACCGTTGATACATTTGTAGAAACAGATGATACATCATCTCCAGCTAATGAAGCTCCAGATCCTCCACTAAAGGAATATCCTGCTGCTAAGTCAAATGAATTTTTAACTTCCCAAGTAGATCCAGTAATTGTATCAACAACTGTTTTTGATAAATTAGTTGTTCCTGAAACTAAAAAGTTACACCCATCAACTACTACATTTGAAGATGCTGCAGTTACAAAATTAATAACAGCAGTTGTAACTTTTGTTAAGAAATTACAATTAATAAAGTTTGCACCAACAACAGCATTCATTTTAAATACTCTTAAATTAGCATCTCCTGTTGCAAGATCTCCTCTTTTTGTAAGTCCAATAACAGTAAGTCTTGCTCCTGTTACAGTAAAGTCATCAATAACTTCTACATTAGCAGCATCTCTAGTTTCAACATTTATTAACGCACAATCTGCTCCACTAATAGTACCGTATGTTACTACACTATCAACAGTTGCTTTAAATAAAATGTTTTCAATTGTTACATTTGCTGCACTAATTGTAATTGTTGCTCCTGTATGCCCAAAGTTCAAAGTAGGTCTTGAAGATCCTTCACCCATACCAATAATCTTAATACCTACAACATCTGCAATTATTTTTGCACCAGTTGTTGAATAAGTTTCAACATGTGCTGGAGCAACTATAATTGTATCATTTGCTGCACACTTATTAATTGCGGCATCAATAGTTGTTAAAGCAGTTTCCCATGTTTTACCATTTCCAGTTGCACTACCATTTACAGAATCAACATAATAAGTATGTCCATTATCTGTAATAACACTCTTGTTACCAATAAGTAATTCATCTTTCACAATCAACTTATTAGTAATTACTTTTCTAAAATAGCCTATGAAATCCATTTAAATTCCTCCTTCTTCTCTTATGAGAATGCCTCAAGGACTAAGTTTATTAGTCCTTGGAACTTATATAAATTAATTAACTTATATAACATTATTTAAAAGATATCCCATATCTGCGCCAACTACTTTGTTATCGTAGTTCATGAAACCTTCATAAATATCAGAGTGAATATCTTCTTCTCTCCATTTACGAACTCCTCTAATTTTTCCTTCTCTAGGCCATACAAATGTGTATCCTGCAGTTGGTGTTTCCTTTGCAGGAGCACTTGCTACTGATCCTAGCCATACATCTTTAGTCCATACTCTTGAGAATGTATCAGTTGTCTGTCCATCTGCTGCAGTATTAATAAGTGCTCCACCAATCAAAATTTCTTGAATATCTAACAAGTCTTTCAAGTCTTGTAATTTAGCTGATTTCAATTGATCATTAGGCAACCTATTAAGCAATTGTGGGTGATGTTTAAGAATTTTCCAAACATCATATGAAATAACTGCTTTATTAACTTTCTGACCTGTTTGACCTTCAATTGCTTCGATTCCAGTCTCAAAATCCGCTAGGGGATCTGAATTATTGTAATCGCTCCACAAGTCAGATGGTGTAGAGTAGTTTGTACCCCAGTTTGAAGTTGTGCAGCAAAGATCTGCAACTGTTTTTTCTAAGTTCAAAAGAATTTTATCAGTTACAAAATTTGTTTTTGCACTTTCCAAATTTAATACGCTATCTGCATTATCTCTTGTCTCATCATCAAGAATAGTTGCATCCGCAACTTCTTCACAATAGTAGGTGTCAGTTGATAATCTAAATCCATGCCTGTTTGAAGCTGTTCCTGCTGCTCTTTTTGCAGCTGTATTTCTGAACTGATCTCCTTTAGTGAAAATGTAATATTTATCACTCTGAAAATTTACTTTAACTAATGGGAAAATCATCTCAGCGATATATAATGAATTTCTATACAATACGGAAATATTTGATAAAATTTGATCCACATGTACATCTTTAGGTGTTGGCCTCATGTTACTTCACTCCTCTCATTTTTATACTGATAATCCAAGACCACCAGGAATTACTAATACGCTAACTAAATCATTATCTACTCCAGTACCTAATGATAGCGCATTTACAATTGCTTTATCTGCTGCAACGTGTGCAATATCTCCATCTCCATTACCATCAGAAGACACATATGCCATTACTGAAGCAATTCCTGCAGTACCAACTTTCAACTTAGAAATTCCAAACATCATAACATTACCTTGTTCATACTGTGCAGGATTGTTTTGTAAAATACCAATAGCTAATTCTCCATCTCCACACAATGCAATAGTAGTTGCAGATGCCATTTTAACAAATCTATATTGACCTGCAGTACTCATATCTGTTGACGCTTCAAAACTTTTCATAAGAATGCCATGTTCTCCAACCATTATAGACCTCTCCTTTCAGCATCAAATAATTTAAACAATTCTGGGTTTTCAATCTCAGCTAAAACTACTGCTTCTTGATACCCAACTTTTCTATCTTTTACAATTTCTGCAATTTTTGCTTCAAACAATTTTAAATTAGTAACTTCACCTTTTCCTTTAGCAGTTCCTTTTTCACTAAGGTCAACTGCTGGTTGTAAAGTTTCCATAAGTGCCAAAGTTGTTTCTGCATCTTTAAGATATGATGCTTTAAACTTTTCAGCCATTGCTGGAGTCATTTTACCCTCACTTAAATATTTTGCAGCAATTGAGTTCCAAGTAGTTTCTGTTAATGAAGATTCAATTGATTTTACTCTTTCTGCTAATTTAATATTTTCCTGTTCTGTAGTTGTTTTAGATGCTGTAAGTGTGTTAACTTGTTCAGTTAATGCAACCACTTCAGTTGTTTTTGCTGCTAAATCCTCAGTAGCTTTTGTTAAATTTTTCTCAACTTCAACTACCTTTTCTGCTAATTTAATTGAATCAGCTATTTGTTTTTCAACAGCAGCATCTACTTCAACTTGAGTAGCTGTTTCAGAAAGCTTAAGTGCTTTCAATAATTCTTTATTCATAGTAACTTCATCCTCCTTATTATTTATTGGTTCCGCAAAGCTAAGTGTCTCCTTGTACACTTCTTCTGAAAGCAATACGGGTTGCATTTCCTTTATGAAAGGCCTGTTGGTTAAAGAACCACCAAGCAATACATTTGTATACACCACGCCAGTTTCTGCATTCTTGTATGAGAATGTAAATTCTGGGCTAAAATATCGATATTCACCATCTTTTATCTTTTGAGTTCCTAATTCAGTCCATTCAACTGTTGCCATTAAACTGTTATTTTCTACTGAAAGCTTTTTCACCCATCCAACAGAAGCTCCAGCATGTACAGTTTCTCCATGCTCAAGATCAAAAGAAATATCTATTCCTCTAACACGCTCATCAAAATGCTTTACAAAATCTTGCAAATCATCTTGAGTAATTTGAAAAGTACCATATCTTGGATGGTCCCATTGACCAGTTCTCATAATTTCAATAGCTCTTCCTGAAGTTAAATTATCAGAGCATCTCATTGCATAGTTAAAAGGACCTTCAGCCATTGACCATGTACCTTTTGCATTTTGTTTAAAACCGGCATTCTTAACTGCACCCCAAGCAATCATGTTGCACTCTTGTTCAGACTTTTTAGCTTTAAATGCTTCATTAAATGCTGCAACCCATATGCTTTGTGCTTTGCTTGGTAACTTCTTTACTGCATCTGGCATATTTGCTTGTGTATAAGGCATCTGCTTTCCTCCTTTCTGCAATATCCACTAGGGAACTTGAAATTTTTTCTTTTCTACTCTTCTATCTAATGGATATAGCCCATTTTAAATTTGGTTTTCATATAAATATGTAATTAAAGAATTTAAAATCGACTATACCCATTACTATTATGCTGGATTTTCACTTGTATTTTGATTATCTTCCGGATTAGTCACTGGATTTGTTTTATCTTGTTCCCTAGTGGATTTCAACGCTTCAACCACTAAGCCATGTACAAACATTGATTTGATTAATGAAGCTGTTTCACTAACTGGTGTCTCTGGAGTTCCTATTAAATGACCATGAGTCTTAAGCATTTCAGCATCTGGTTTCTTAATTTTTATGTCTGGTGGATTTACTTCTTCTTGACCAACATATACATAAATACACCTACACCTTTCATGTACTCTTGGCATGTATTTAAAATATTCTGGAGAGTTAACTTCAAATACTTGACCATCTAAAAATTTACAAAGTGGGCATGTTCTCTTATCCAAAATAGCAGAGTACTCTACTTTCTTGCAAGTAGCAATAGCTGTTCTATCTCTACCTAAGTTCATCATAGTACTTACTCCACCTAAGTTGTCCTCAAGTATAGTATCGTACCCATCTGTTTCAGAAAGTATCATTGTAACTATTTCATCTACTAATTTTAAAAACATAATTCACCTACCCTAAAATTGCTTTCAATGCATTTTTTGATTGTATTTCTGGATCACCTTCAACACCTTTTTGTAACATATACTCACTCAAGTATTTTGTTTTAACTCTTTCTGATATATTATTTGCAACAATGCTTGCCTTTGCGGTTAATACTTTATCATCAAGTTTTGGTATTTCATTAGTTCCTAATTCATTTTGCATTTGTACAACACCTGTCTTAAATGCACGAGTATACATTTCTTTAACAAATGTAGTCATCTGCCCTTTAAAGCCAATTTGTACTGCTGCAATATCTTGCAGTGCAACTTTCGATACTCTATTTGCAAAATCTTTAAGTTGTTTTTCAACAATATCTCTTCCACCTTGCTTAAACATTCCTTCTAGTGTACTAAAATCTTTATCAACTTGTGCCCAATCAACTTTATTTGTAACCTCAGATAATTTTTTTGGTTCAGTAGTTGCCTTTAAATCTTGTTGTTTTACACTAGCAGTTTCATTTTGCTTTGTTTTTAATGCGTCATCATCTATTTGTTTCTGATCTTTTGCTTTATTAACTCCTTGACCAGTAGATCCTTTTTCAACTTTTAACTCATTTGGATCAACTCCAGTATCAGTTGCACTACTTCCGCTAGGGAACATGTAAGGTTCATCCGCTTTTTCTGGAAGTTCTAGCATCTCTCTTACGAACTCTTCTAAATTCTCATCTGGTAAAATTATTTTACCATCCACCATCAATTTAAGTGTTTCTAATAATTTAGAATCCCCTAGGGGTTTAAAACACAATGTAGGGTACAAATCACTATTAAAGTTATATTGCACTAATTGAGGTATTGCATTTGAGTTTATATTATTTGCAATGTATTTTGCACTTGCATTCAACATCATTAAAAATAAATCTGTTTGATCAGAACTTAAAGCAAAGCTTCCAACACCAGTTGAACCTAAATTTAAAAATTGCGCTAAAATACTACGGCTCAATTGAGTATCTTGATACTCAATAAATGGCAATGCGTCTAACAATGTTCTTTTACCTTCAAAAATATCTAATAAAAATCCATCTGGTAAGATAACTCCACCATACTCACTACTGCGCAAGTTTGTTACAATTTTTTTAGCTAATTCAAATTCATCATTTGTATAATTTGGTGGTAAGTTAATTACTGGAGTACCAACCATATTACGTTCTAGCCCAATATTTGTTATTTTATATAAAAAGTCTTTAATTACCCAATGCTTATAAGCTGCTCTTAAAACACTACGACCTCTATAATCTCCATCTTGAATATCATGAGAAAATATTATTGCTTTTTCCAAAGGAATATCAATTATTTGCCACCCTTGTTGAATATTGTACTGCTGTATGCTTGATAAATCTCCAACTTCATTATACAATAAATCATAAATTGTACTTACTGGCCTAATAGCAAACTTTTTCCACTTAAGAAAACTATCTTTTACTTCAAACACTTTCTCAAATACAGCATGCCCATACGTAAACATTGAGCAAGCATTCTTTATGAAATCTTCGAAATGAAATTGCATTCCTGTTGGAGGTCCTGTAAACAACGCATCTTCTATAAAATCAGCATTTTTCTTTGCTTGTGCACTATCATCTGCTGGTTTTAAGAACCAAGCAGTTGATCTAATAGGTAACTCAAGCAATAATAGCATTGCCTTTATTTGAGCATCACTTCTACTCATTTTTGAATACACTGCTATATCATTAGGCCAAGTCATTTTTTGCAAATACTCATCAGTTGTTAATGCGTATTGAAATATACTACTCCAACTTCGACCTGTTGACCCTAATTCTCCTTGCATTGCAGCCATTAACTCACCTCCTTACACATATTTTACTAATTAATCTGAAAATAATTGACACCTAAGTTTTAAATTATTCATAATAGCACCTCCAGTATTTCTTACCCCAACTCTAAATGAATATCCAACTCTCTGATTCATTTGATGTGAAGTATATTGACCAACTACCCCAACAGGAAGCGCAAATATTACTGTACCAACATCTTCTTTTAATTCATCATCTCTTCTATATAAAATAATATCGCACATTTGATCATTTTGTATCATAAACAACGCATCTTTAATACCCTCTGAATCATTATACCAAGGACTAAATGCAATTGTACCTATCTGTAAATTATCACTTCTAACTATTTCACCATAATTCATAATAAAACCCCCTTAAATTTCATGTACTTTCATCATTATATCATGTTCAAAAATATTTCCTAAGCTAGTTACAATCATTGTAGTTATTTTATAATTACAATCCGTTGTTCCAGCTTGAACTCTTATTAATACTGTTTTAGTTGTATTTGTACTACTTGCAATTACAGTACTTGTAACAACTGCTCCTGCTAAAATAGCAACAACAATATAACTTGAAATTGTTTCAGTTGTAGAAAGCGTATTTGTAAAATCTAAGCTAATTGCAAACGCTTCACTAGGCTGTTTATAAAACACATCCATCAAATATCACTTCCTCTTATCAGATACTACAAAACTTAAATTACGCTCTGCAGTTTGAAAATTCATTTTTCTTGAAACACTAAAGGTTTTTTCAGTAGCGTAACTTATATTTTCAACAACAGGTACTAATGCATTTACGCCAATATCCGCTAGGGAACATGAAATACTTACGTCGACCGAAACACTAGGCGCTTTTGCTTCTACTGAAATATTTGTTACTGGAGATTCAAGCGTAGAATTAACTACCGTATGATATGTTATATCTAATTTTGGACGATATGGCGTATTTGTGTAATCAGATGTTCTAAAATACTCTTTTAAATCTGCAACAGAGTCTCCTTGAATAGTAAAGCCATAGTTTGATAAAGAACCACTAGCTATTCTTTGTACTAAATCTTTTATGTTCCATGAAGGCCAATCATCATATCCTGTTCCTAATGCATGTTCATCATACTTTGTAGCATCTAGTGTTGGGCTATTTGCTAAAACTAAGCCTAATTCAGTCCAACTACTAGTACAAGCTTTTACATATAGCGTCACATTACTTCCATAATAGTGCCTATATAGACTCAATACTGCAGTATCAATAATTGCACCTATTCCAATAATGCTACTTAAATCAAACTCAAGATATGCACTTAACTTACGAGCACTTCCATGACCAGCATACATATATGTTGCAGTGCCATAATTTGTTGCAGCATCTACATATGTATCTTTTCCTATAGTAGCATCTGGTTGTAAGTTTAGTGATGGCATAATCTCAACTCCTTAATTTAAACTGTAAAGGTAAATATTCCTGCAGCATTCCAAGTAATAGTAAATGTTCCAGTAACGCATGGTTTATCTTCTCCAAAATCAACATATCCAATTAGTGGATTTGTTGCATCACTTCCTGGAGTGCTATTATATATGATCGCATACCTTGCAGTAAACGTTGATGGAGCAGACCACACAACAGAACTTCCACTCAATTTAGTCACATTTGTCAAACTTGCGTATCCAAGTGTTGGTGTAGGTAACAAAGCACCTCCAGATGCATATCCATTTCCATTTGCTAACTCATGTGTGATGTCATTAAAGTAGTCATGTACATCTTGATCAGGTACATATCCGCTATCACAAAGAGCTACTTTAATAGCATCGTTTACCCAATCAATCTTTTTACTTAAAATTGCTTGAATTGCTTTTCCATACATGTATGCTGTTACTGACATTTAAATCACCCCTTAAATACTAACTTTCTTTATTCCAATTGTATCATGTTTTGTAAGAATATCATCTATAGTTACTTGCTTATGTTTTTCATCCATATCTACAACTGTACTTTCTAAGGTACATTGAGTTGCTTGTAATTCTTTTTTAGCAATCTCTTGTGCTTCAGCAAATAAGTCATTTTTAATCTTTTTCATATATTGCAGTACAAAATTTTGCTTTTTGTTAGGTTGCATATAAGTTATTACACCATTTAAATTATCAATTTCTTTCATCAATCTTAATTTTTCCATAATTTCTTTGTTCATTTTAAACTCTCCTACCAATCTGCTTGCGCAATATTATTTGTTACAAATTTTACATCTCTAATATGGCCACATGCTTTTATCATTATCATAGCAACAACGCATGCATCTAAAATATTTGGACTCTTGCATCCTGGCTCAAAATCTATCCACTCTTCTACAAACAACTGATGCTTTGCATTGATCCAAAATGTTTTATTTTCAACATACACACTAAATGCCTCAATTCGAGTTGCCTTAGATTGAGTACCAACAGGTACAGGTATCACTGGAGGCAATCCTCTAAGCAATTGTGCTTGTTGAGCAAGTGCTTTTTGAAATTGAACACTCTCAATACCTATCTTAAATGGAGCATATTTTTCATTATACTGAGCAATTAATTTCAATTGTTGTGGAAAAGTTAGCCACTCAGCATACTCTTCAATTAAATATGCTTTATACCCATCCCAAGCAACAACAACTAATCCAAATTTATCTTGCTGCTTGCTTTCTGCAGTTGTTCTATCATCGCATATAGCTGGATCAACTCCAATAAAAATACGTAATCTATTCAAAGGTAAAATAGTTGTCCAATAATTTAGCCAATTCACATCAAGCATTCTTGCACTTGCACTCTTCCGATCATTCTGCAAACACTTTTTCCATCTTATAGTACCCATTGTTCTTTTTTTATCTAATATTCTATCAACAGACCAAAGATTTGGCCATAAACTATTCATATTTTCATCAAGTGCACACAAGTGTATATAATAAAAATCTTCTAAATCACTTAAGTGACACAATAAATCTTTAATATGCTGAAGAGTTCCTAAAACTATTTTCCGACCATCTTCAACTATTCTTGAATCAACAATTTCCATCCACCAATCTTCAACTTTTTTCCTTAAAATTTCAGATTGTGTATTTGATAAATCTAAAATATCATCCGCTATTACCCAATCAAGTCTTGCACCTAATAGCGCACATCCAACACCAATTGCTAAAATTGTTGGATCTTTTGACTGTTGTTCTTCATCACGTTCAATCATAATTTGACTTTCTGTCCATTTACCTTTAACTTTAGGTCTAATTAAATCTCCGAAATCTGCTTTGAATCTAAAGTTATGTTCAATGTGCCATTTAATACTTGCTAAAAAACCTTCTGCTTGTCTTGATGTATTTGAAATAATTGCACCTTGAGTATTTCTATCCCTACACATTAGCCACAAAGGTACCACTAATGAAAACCAAGTACTCTTAGCATGCTCAATAGGCACATGTATTACTATGTGCTTATGCTCCATCATCTTCTCTAACATAAGATACTGATGATCAGCAGTCTCAGTATTCCACTTGCGTGTATAAGGTTTAATATAGTACTCCCCAAACAAAACTGGATTTTGCAATGTAACAAGTCTTCTTTGCTCAGATGTCATATTTTCTAATTGATCTCTAAATAAATCTGCACTAGGTTTAAGCAAATAAGTGTCTGGTAAAGAAATATGTTTTTTAACTACCTGCACTTTGAATTCTTTCATTCAAATTAATCAAATTCGATAATGTAGTATCCATTGATATTGCCGAACTTCCGCTAGGGAACTTGGTTTTTCTAATATCCGCAAGAGTCTGTTGTGACGTTTCAGGTGAGATAGATATGCCACATCTGATGAGCAACTCTACAATGCGAGATAAATCAATGGCCTTGATAGTTTGATTTGCAACTAATTCAATTAATCTATTAAGTGCTACTGGTATTGCTTCTTCCCATATTACACTAGCTACTAAATCCTTTGTTTCTTTCATGCTAATTGCTTTTTCAGCAATTTGTTTTTCAAGACTTGTTACTTCAAAACTGTTATCCGCTTGATACGCTTGCCATTTTGTGATAATTATGCTTAGAAGATTATCAGATACGAGTAATGGTAGTTTCGTTTTATGTGCGTACAATTGTGTCATAGTAATACTGGTGGATGCTAAAAACACTTTATACACTTGCATTTCTGAAACGCCTTCACACAGAGCACCATTCAGCTCATCAAGGCACTTCAACTTACATATTGGGCATGTTTTAATGTGCCTTGCAATCTCGATATCCATACAATAATCTCCTCTCAATAGGAAGTCAAGTCAATGAAAAATATAAAACAAATGTAATGCACATTTATGAAATAGAAAATAAAAATCCTTAATTATATTATATAATACTTTCCATTAAAAATCAATGGGAATTTTAAATCTTTTTTTTTTCATAAACTATGGATATTCTGGTGGGTCTTCTGGGTTCGGATTCTGAAACCAAGTTTCTTCCAAATCCTGCCTAAACTCTGCGCATAGATCCCAAGTTTGTGGGAAACGTGGTGGTGTCTGATCTTGTGGTGATTCTGCCCACCACTTATCCACATATACATTATAAATTGGGGTATCCCAAGTACGACCATGTATTAATGCGGATATTCCTGCCATTGTTTCATTTGCAATGGTTTCGGTATCAAAAACTAAAAAATATGACATTTTTATTCCCTCCTTAAACATAAGTTATTGTAAATTTGCCTGCCAGACTTGCGACCGCTGCATCACTTGCAGATGTACGATTATTTTTGATATATAATATTCCCCCTGATACAACTGTCGTATTTGCAGCAAGATAAATTAAAGTTTGATCGGTATCATTTGCGGACATTGATGTTGATTCCAAATGTATTAATGGACATGCTGCATTTGCATGATATATGCCCGATGCTGCGCATAAAGATAAGTATGCAGTATTATTAGGTGTAGGCGCATTTGACAAATTACCAGAAATATTGTACGAGTTACTTAAAAATAAATAATATGATACTGGTGGTAAATTATCAACAAGACCAGTAAGTCTTTCATTGCTATAAATATTTAGTCGATAATTTACTCGTGGTAAATTAGCAACATCCCCCATACAATCACAGTTATGTAACGATAAATAGTAAGATAGTCTTGGAAAATCAACTGTATTTCCGATAAATACCTTATACGTAAGATTTGAGGATAAAATTATATTGGTATCCTGCATATTGGTACCAAACGAATAGCTTACTCCTGCCGATAATGTTGCGCCAGGTCTTGCATTTGTGCTACTACTACCCCCTGCAAGATACCAATATATGTTAGATAAATTAGTCCATCCGAAATCTTGTGACCCCGCTGAACATTTTATGGGAAATACATAATCACTAGTATAGCCAGTTACCGCACTTTTATCATCTTTTTGAATAATATATGTAGTTAGTGCCTTATTTTTCATCCTACCATTAACACTAAGTGGTATATCCATAACCGATAATGTCGACTTAGATGGCTCAAATAGACAATATTTTGCTGTATTATTAACCCATGCGTCACCTGTAATTATTAATTCTTGATCGGCTGAGGAACTAATTGTTATGTCTGCTTTACCTGCTATTTGATTATATCTTTTGCATTTATAACTACTAGTTCCGGCACTCCAAGCAAGTGCTGCCGCTCTAGATGTCGAGTCATACCCAACATCCATAGTTGCTGCGTCGCTATCTCGAATTATTTGTATCCAAAGATTACGACTTTTTGCATACTTTGTTTCAGCTGTATCTAAAAAGGCGGATACAACATTTAATTTTTCTAGCCATGTTTTTTTATTTTTAGGTGCTAATAAAACTATACTCATTTTAAGATCACACCTTCTATTATTACATCATAGCGTGCATTGTTTCCAGGAGTAAAATTACTTGCAGCTTGTAGAGCAATAAAAATACTAGTTCCACTAGGGATATTTAATAACCACAACCCTGAGTCACTAACCATTCTGCTATTATTTAATGCAGTATATAAATTTAAGCAAGGAACTACAATTCCGCCAATTTGATTTTCTGCATCTGACAAAGCAAGCTCAGCATTGTCATTAGTTGCTGTAAATGTTGCGGGTAATATCCAAACATTAACACTTGCTCCACTTAATTTTGTGGTTTCCAGTACTCTAGCATTTGTAATTGCAATTATATCCCCTGCAATTACGCCAGATGTTGCAAGATCAATTGTCATTATTGCAGGAGCAGAAGTTGAATTTGTAATTGCATCTAATGTTGTATATGCATTTGCATCTGCAGGTCTAGAAAAATATGCACTTACCTTAAATGGTTTTTCCTTAGTTTGCAGCATATAAGACATTTCTTTTAATACTTGCATTGCAGTAACAGAGGTAGCATCAGTTGCTGTATTTCTAGCGTCTGTCTTTGCGCCAAATGTCACATCACTACCATCAGCAATTGAACTAAAAGATGTATTAACAGAATTTGCAATTGGTGTAGCTTCAGATACAATTGTTACATTACCTCCTGCAACTGCTGTTAAATCTGCTCTAAATTTCTTTAATCCCGCAACATTAAACCGCCAAACTTCTCCAGAAGATGTTGTAGATATTGCTAATGTAAGATCAGCTATTTTCTGACCCATAATAGTTACAAAATTAGTCCCATCCAAACTCCCTTTAAACTCAACTGTTCGTGTAGCACTAGTGCCACTGATGTATACCATTAGTGATGCTAAATTAACACCAACACTAGCATTCAAAACAGCATCCGTTCCATTAGCAGCAACAACAGCAGCACTATGATGAATAGTCCTTACATTAATAGATGGCATATTTATACCTCCTTTTAATTTAATTATATAATACTTTGCGGCCTAAATCAAGGGATATCCGCTAGGGAACAAGGAAATTTAAAAATTTAAAAATCGGGTTTATTTACGTATTTAAAGGTACGTTTTTATTGGGGTATACTTTTACACCTTTCGATATATAAAACGCGTATTCCATAAAATAAAAAGGAAATTTTAATATAATTTTTAAAACTTCCTTTTTATTTTAATTTTTAATTCCTTGGAGTATATAGCCACTTCCAACTCAATGGATACCCCTCATGAGCTACTCTTCTCTTAACAACTAATTCACTAGGCATATCTTTATAAAGTTGCAATTCAGTCCACATACTTATTATTTCTACCTCATGGGACTTTACGAATGCATGTACAACATGTAGTAGGCTAGGATAATTAGTTTGAGTTGCAAACCAACTCACCATAGCTTCAAACGTACATGTATAGCTTGACATAGCAATCTTTTCTATTTCAAACTGCTGCGTTAATTGACTCAGCATATCACTTTCAGATGCGATCCATTTTTTAAGTATCATTTTTTCTAAAAATACACAATAAGGCATTTTGTTACTTATTACTTCTTTATCTTTATGATACCAACGTAAAAACTCTTGCCACTTACTCTTAAAAGTAAGAGGAGTTTCTACATACGACTCCCCTGCAATTTCTTTCATAATATCCAAAGATATCTTTTCATGCATATCAGGATTCCTAGTTGCCATGTTTTCAAAGTACTTTAATATCAAATTAATCTTTTCAAAAGATTCAACGTACTTCACACCAAATACTTTTGAAGCTTTCTCTAAAATCACATATAATTCATCATAATTGCTAATTAGTAAATCTTTCATTTTAAACCTCCCATGGTTCTGGATCTAGTTGTGTTTCGGCATACGCATACAAAATGCGCCGTATAGCATCTTCTCCAAAACGTATTTTAATAATAAGCAAGAAATCACTGTTTATAAAAAAAGAAATTTCTTTTTGAGGACCTGTCGGAACAACAAAACTATAATTAATACACCCCTCAATCCATGCATCCTCTACAATATCAATATATTTTTTATGGTAATGCTTTTTCAACCTTCTTAATTTTTTCCACACAACTTCATTTAACTTAACACATATTTCCACTTCATTTAATTTCTTCACTTAAACCGTCCTTTCCGCTAGGGAACGTTTTTTCATAAAGTTCGTTCAAGGCTAGCTTAATTAAAAAAGTTTGAGATGGGCTATGATAATGTTTTTTCAACTTTTCGAACCTATACCACTCTTCTTCTTTAAAATTGCACGCTACTGTATTCGTAAGCATCTGTTTTCCTCCTTTTTTAAATTTTTATATGGTTATTACACGTTATTACGGGTTTATTACCCTTAAATTACGGGCTTATTACCCTTAAATTAAATATTTTATATGGTTACTACGGGTTATCACTTGAAAATACAATATATTCTCAAGTAAAATACGTTTTCTTTAAATTTTTAATTTTATATTTAATTTATATTTATATTATATAGGATTTTCGATATAAAATCAATGGGTATTTAAATTAAAAAAAAGAGATTATATGGAATTTTTTATAGGGCGGAATGGGCCAACCAAAAAAGCGCAAGATCGATTTTAAAAATTATGGATTGGTGGTGAAAATCAAATATTTTATATGGTATTTAATAGATTATTACTAGTAATTATATGGTATTTATACATAAATATCATATACATCTTGAATAAAAAATAAAATTAACTATAGTTTTTACTTATTTTTATTTAGATATTATTCATAATGACTAAAAAAAAGAGCAAACCCATTATTGATGAGATCATCTAGATTGAATAATATCAGATATATTTTCATTGTTTTTCATTGTTTTTTATATTTCTATATATTTCTATATATTTCTATATATATATATTTATTATATTATATTTTATTATTATCCTTTATTTTTCCCCTAATAATGATGTTTTTATATACCTATATTACAAAGAGATACCAGGTATTCCTTTTGATTTTTTTTGGTTGAATAATATCAGATATATTTTCATTGTTTTTCACTCATTTTGTTCCATTTCCATTCACTTTATATGGTACGTGCGTTTGGAGCTTTTTTCGTTGAACCATACCGCCCTAGAAATTTTCAAAAACATACTATCTATACGGGTTATAGGGTTTTCACATCTAAAAAAAAAATATAGAAAATCCAATAAAATCCAATAAAATCCAATAAATCCATTGAAATTTATTCCCTTCAAATATATATAATACTTAATCAGTAATAAATTCCATATAAAATAAGTAAAAATATGATCATATAAACTAAAAAAAAAATATAGAAAATCCAATAAATCCATTGAAATAATTCCCTTCTTAATATATAATATATAACATACCATATCATATAAACTAAGTAAAAATATGATCCCTAGTGGAAAGGAGAGATTACATGGAAAATCTAGAAAATCTAAAGAAATTAAAGGAAATTAAAGATGCAATTGTATGTACTGCTCAGTTTAACGAAGAAGAACATTCTTTGCTAAAGAAATTTGCACATGAACATTGCATAAGTTTATCACATGCTATTAGGCTTTTAAGCATACGTGCAATTAAAAAACATAATAAAGGGAGATGATTAGAATGGAAAATTTAAAAAAATTAAAGCAAATGTATGATCAACCTAAGAGTGCTGAAGTTACATGCACTATTCAATTTAAAATGCAAGATTATGAACTTCTTAAAAAGTTTGCAGTAGAATACAACATTAGTTTATCTAAAGCTCTTAGAATTTTAAGCATGAGTGAACTTAAAGAACATAATGAAACTACCGCAAAACCCAAGAGATTAGGTGATTTTATGACCTTTAAAAAACCTAAAGGTTTTATGATCTTTAAAAAACCTACATCAAAATAAATAAAAAAGACGCAAAAAAGACAAAAGATTCCCTAGCGGAAAGCGATCAAACACGGAAAATTTAATGGAAATGGAGCACCCTATAACCTACGATTACGTAAGGTTATAGGAATTTTTTTATATGCCCTATTTATAGCCGAATTTAAATTTCCATTCCATATAAATATGAAAACCGAAGGCCTATATTCGGCTATAACCATTACTATTTTGCACGGTTATTTTTTACAAAATGAACATGCAGAAACATACGATTTATACGGGTTATAGGGAACGGATATTTACATATATTTACATATAAATGGGTTTTAAACGTAACTTAAAACCACCAAATTTAAATTTTAATTTTCCGATTAAATTTTAATTAGAAATCTAAGAATTTAAAAACACAAAATAAATACGGCTTAAAACATATTTTAAGCCGTATTTAAGAGCATTATCTTAACTGATTTTGTTTTGATGATACATGCAAGCAACCTTGAGCAGTACGTATATATTTTGAGAAATCAATTATGTTATCTTTTGAGTAAATATATGATTTAAACACTTTTTCAAGTGCATTTTTACCAAAAAGCTCAGTTAATTCAAGAAATGAACTATCATTCATGGATACGTTATGCTCTTTTAACTTTATATCTCTTGGATATTCCTCGTGTTCTTCAATTTTGTGAGTATATAAAGCTTCTAAAACAATTTGATCAAAGCTTTTACCCCAAAATTTTCTGGAAAGTGCTAAATTATCAGAATCATTTACGCTAAGTTTAAATGACCTAGATCTTCTTTCCATTGTAGCACCTAGTGTTTTTGGTTTAAAGCCATACATGCCCGTTTTTCTAATTGATGGAAGAACTTCATTTGCAACCCATTTTGTAAACATTCTTGCATTTTCTTTTCTTGATGTGAACGCAAGTTCATATAGGCCAGTTTCTGTAATGAAAATCATATCAACAAATTGCGTCTTTGCCACCATATATATATTAGAAATTTGCACGTCTTCCTTGCCTAAGCGACTAATTGCTTGACTTGTGTTTTGAATTTCAAATATTTTACATATATCATTTGCGGCAAACCAGATTTGATTTCCTTCTTCAATTGTTCTAATTTCTCCAAATGCCTCATTTTTAAAAATTGCTAATTCATTTTTCATGTTTTTAATCTCCTTTAAAATTTTTTTTTTGTTTTGACAGTAGATTTTAGATACTTTACCCTTACAACTTATTTATACCACTCATGTCCAAATTTTTGATGAAAACTGTTTTTATATTTAATAAAGTTTTCGTAAACAGTTGCCCAATGATTTAAGAACTGCCTAGCTTGATCATAGGTTATGAACCTTGGTGGTTGTTCTAAGCCAAAAGCATGACATATAGCTAAAATATAGCTATATTGTGCTTGAGTTGCCCATGTGTGAGCTTGCTCTTGTTTTTGCTGTTGCTCTTTTCGTTTGCTATAATTATTGTTCCCTTTGAAACCTTCATCATAAAACCCATATGTTTTTTTGTAGAAATCATCTTTTTGACTACTGCTCCAGCTTGATGTTGTTTCTTCATACTTGCGGGAATTTTTACTTTCATTTTCCCTAGCGGAATTTGTTGAAGATGATGTGCTGTATTGACGTGCATATGCATTACTAAATTGAGTTTCAGAAAACTTATATTTCTTAACTAATTTTAGCCATAAGCTGAATGCATTATCACACTCAGCTTTTGTTGCACCTCTTCTGTATAAAACATACACACTATATGTTTTATCAAACTCTTTTTGACTCATAATAAACTAACACCCTTCCACTCTTTAATTTCTTCTTTTGTTAATTTTGATATAACTGAATTTTTATAAAACTCTAAAAATTGAACATCTTTGATTACAAAACATCTTTGACCTAAGGAGCACTCCTGTAATCTATGAAATTGATCTCCAAATACGCATTTGTTTTGCAACATGCAAGATTTATAATACCCACAACAGCTAAATCTTGAACCAATTCTGTAATTTTTAGACACGCTAATCACTTCCCTTCATAAGGTCTAATTGTGTTTTTGTATCTTTTAACTCTTTGCTTTGCTATTTTAATTCTATCTTTTTTCCACTCTTTGAAGTATGCGCAAGTTTCACAATACCCTTGTCTACAACCACCTGTATGTTTGTCGTAAACTCTTTTTCTTCTGCACTTACAATATGTTGCTGTACCTTTAAATAAATCCATCTTTATTTTCCTCCTGTTAAAAAATATAAATCATCCTCTTGAATGCACTTGACTAGATCGATATCCACTAGGGAATCTTGGATTTTTTGCGTGTTCGCATCTAACTGAGCAATTCTTTTTAGCATTTCTGATGTGCATTCAAGATCATTTTTGAATGAAATTTCACTTTCTAAGTTCCAATTTGTTTTCATAAACTTAACTCCTTTATAATTTTTATTTATAATTATATTATATGATATTTTACAATATAAATCAATAGTTTTTCATATATTATTTTATTTTTATTTTTTAACAAAATAATAATGGTTATAGGCGAATATAAAAAACGTTTTCATATATTTATGTAATTTAGATATTTTAATTCGGCTATAACCATTACTATTTTGAGTATTTATTGGTATATTACTCAAAAATAAAAACTTCCATGTTCCCTAGCGGATTTAGCGAAAAAAAAAATATGTGAGTTATTTAAAACTCACATATTTGTTTGCCAATTTTAGTTTAAGATTTTGTTCTTAAACACAAAACCTAATCCAACTAGCATTATTAAGATACCTCCAGCAACTGAAGCAGTAGGAAAAGATTCTCCTGTTGTAGGTAGTGTTGTTACAACTTCACTTTGTGGCAAAGTTGATGTTACTACACTAGTTCCAACTACATTTGTTTTTGAATTTCCTGTTCCTTTTGTGTTTTGTGATAACAAATACACATTTTTTGTTCTTACGTGCTTAATTTCCTGATCTGAACCATATACATAAAACTCACTTCTGTAGTTGTGTCCATTCTTTTTAAACTGAATCACATTTTTACCTTCTGCAATTTTAATATTTTGTGTGAAAGTTCCACCATTAATTAAAGTTGTATTTACTGTTGCAATTCCACCTTGTGCAATTATTTGTTTTCCATAATTTATGTTATGGTTGTTAACTGTAATGTTTGTACTGTAGTTACGGTTATCAACTTTACTATATGAATAATAGTAGTGATAATTATTTGTTGTTGTAGTATAATTTGTTGTAGTATTGTTTGTTACAGTTGATGTTGCTACTGGAGTAGCAGTTGCACTATTTGTTACTTCTGGAGTAGCAGTTGGTGTATTTGATACTGTTGCTGTAACTTCTGGAGTAGCAGTTGTTTCTGGTGTAACTATTGCTGTTGGCGTTACTTCTGGTGTTACGGTTGCTTCTAAAGTAGTTGTTGGTGTTGCATTAGGTGTAGTATCTTCTGCAAACACACTTGAACCTAATAGACCTACTAAACTTACTGCTGTTACAAAACTAATAATTTTCTTTTTCATTTTTTAATTTCTCCCTTATACTTTTTATATTTTTATTTATATGAAGCACTGTGTGCTAAATATCTAACCAATTTGGTATTCATCATTGTGTTCTGCGTATGCTTCTAATTCTGCAATTTTTACTGCTGCTCTTTCTCTAGCTAATTTGCTACCTACGTTAAAATCAAAATCTTTTTCTCTGATACAGCTTGCACTTGTAACTACTTCAAAACCATTTATCAACCTGCAAAGACATACAACTGTCTTTTTACCCATTTTCTCAAACTGCATTGAAACTATTAAATCATCTGCTATACACATCATTTTTATCTCCTTTAATCTTTTTATTCGCATTTTGTCTCGCCTTTTTAGAAGTATATCTTTCTAAAATAAAGCTATGCAGGTCAAGTATTAAATCTATTTGAACTATCAGCATCTCAATTCTAGTTTTGACTTCAAAAATTTGCAATTGTTTTTCACACATTTTCTTTTGCAATTCATCACTTATTGTTTTTTGCATAGAAGTTTCAAATTCAACACACGGTATCATTTTTATCAAGTCACCAAGTTCCTTTTCAAATCTCTCTAGTTTAGTTGTTTCTATGCTCTTTTCACTTTTCAAATATGAATGTTTTTCCCTTATATAAGTTTGTACAAATTTCATTTGATTTCCTCCTATTTTAGCGTTAGTTTTCTATACCATGTTCCCTAGCGGATATTGCCAGTTCATCCATAAACTTAACAAGTTCTTTTATCGTAATCATTTCACCACTAATCTTAAGCATTGCGTTACATACACTCAATATTGTACGCTCTAGTACTTTTAACTCTGCGAGTTTTTGTGCTTTTTGAGCATCATTTCCATTAAGTAACACTATTTTCTTATCTTGTTCATATTTTCTCCCTTTTTGATTTAACTCTTTTTCTAAAGCTTGGCGTTTTATGTCAAGCTCAATCAATCTTTCATTTTGATTTGTTTTCATTTGGCGCATTTTTATTTGCAACTTTGAAACTACATCTCTAAGTTCTAAATCACTAAAGTAATCAACGTACTCCATTTGCTTTTCTTCCATTATTTTACCTCACTACTTCTAATTGTTTGACCTTCTGAACTATCTTTGCATATTACAACTATTTTTGAACCATCATTAAATGAAATAGCATGGTACCACCATAGTCCTGTAAAAGTATCTTCTTTGGATATATCATACCCAGTTTGAACATATTTTAATTCATCAATTGTAGTTAAAAAACTTACAAGTAACTGCCCATGTTTTTCTTGAGCTATTTTTAAGCATTTATCAGCTATTGTTTCTTGCTTAACAGTTGGTATTGGTGTAACTTCTGGCTTAGCAGTTGCTTTCTTTGTTACATTTACTTTGTCTACGTGTACTACTTGTGCTTTTTCTTTAGGCACATCCTCAACTTTTTGTAACTTCTTATTGCCTGCAAATATACCACTAAAAGACATACTTGAAAAACTAAGAACGGCTACACCTACAATTATTTTTTCATTAAATTTCATCTTTTTCCCTCCAATTTTTTAACATTTTCTTGCAGGTAATATATTACATCTTCATCTGCAAAGTCCGCTAGGGAACATATTCCTTTTTCAAATTGCTCCCAAAGCACTTTTTGAGTATCAAATTTTAAGCATAGCGTTTCAACACTCCACCCTAGTCTTTCCCTTAAATTTTGAACGTATTTGCCAACTGCTACACGTATTTGTTTATTTGTACTTTTTTGCTTTGGCAAATAATAACTTGGTAGCAAATCACTCATTCTATTTCCTCCTGTACTAATTTATTTGTATAAGAAAGTGCTCTTTCAACACTTTCTCTTACAAACATACCCCTCATTTCTGAATACTCAATGCATTGTGAATGCATTACTGTACATTCATTTGCTAAAGACATGAGTGCAATTACTTGTGCCCATAGCTCTTTGTGCTCAACCTCTTTATTAGTTGTTGAAGTTCTCCAACCATTTCTGAGCCAAGTTTTAGCCCAACCTTGCTCAATAGTATCATATATAAATTTATTGTTAACAATTATTGAAATATTTGCGCCTTCTTTCAAATAAGACAGTGCATGTACAATTGCAGTTAAGCACATTTCATTTTCAGTTGCATTTTTCTTGCGATTTCTTTTTAAAATTTGTGCTACTCCACAATTATCATAAATTGTAAAGCACCAAGCACCAACTTTTTTATTTGATACACCAAAACAATAAACGTTAAACTCCCTTTCAATCAACTTTCTTCCTCCTTAACTTTCTATATTTATATTATATATTATAATATAATATAAATCAATAGTTTTTCATTAAATAATTTAAAAAATTTTTAAGGGAAACCACATATTAGTTTCCCTAGTGGAATTCCTACACAAGTGTGTAAGTACTTTTACCCAATTGAGCTGTTCCAGTTGATATTAATGTTTCAATTCTTGCATTGAAGTTGCACTTGATAAATCTTAAAACACATTCGTGATATGAAACAACGTTTTTAATTTGTGCTTCTCCTTCTCCTATTGTTTCAGTTACTACTTTTGTTTCATTATCAAATGCACCTAATTCAATTGCTTTATTTATTGCAATTATTGTGTAATTGATATCATTTAAAGTTTTTAAGAAATTTGCATCAATTAACTGGTTTGAATAAGTTGTTCTAAAAACAATTCCTAAAGTGTTTTTATCAATTTCTACTTCAAACTCATTTCCATAAAATATACTTACGGTATTTGCCATTTCACTTTCTAAATCTGATTGAACTTTTGATTTCGAATTTACAGTTATTTTTAAGGCTAATTCTTTATGCAAAGTCCAAGTAATTCTTTCAAGTTTTCTTTGAGTACTTTCAACCATTTCTGGTATTGTTTCTTCTACTTTTTCATCTTCTGCCCAATTTGCTTCTTCTAAAGTTTCTAATAGCTCTACTACATCTTCTGATAATTCATAATTTCCTTTTTCTATATCAACTGCACTTGCTGTTGTTTCTACTAGTTCAACATCTTCAATTGTTAAACCTGTTCTATATTGAAATTCCTCTTTTGCACTTTTTCTACTTTGTGCTAATTCTATAAACTTTCTTCCTTCTGTTGTTTCAATTATAAATTTTTTCATTTTTGTTCCCCCTAATATTTTTTTTTTTTATTTATTTATTATAATATTATTATATAATACTTTTGTTCAAAAATCAAGTGTTTTCTTAAAAAAGTTTTATTAAAATTATATTAACTAGAGGTCCGAAGACCTCTTTTATTATCTTTGCTCAACTGTTTTGCCATCATCAAAAGCTATTTCAATAAATGATTTTGGGTTACATTTCTTCATTTGAACTGCATATGTTGCACAGTCTTGGTCACAACCATCAAACACTTCTTTCATATCTACAAATACTTTAGCCATTTTGTTACCTCCTATTTATTAATTTTATTTATTATATTATTATTATATAATAAAATGAAACAAAAATCAAGTGTTTTTATATTAAAATAGCATTAAAATATCTTAATATTATTTTAATATAAATAGTTGCTATTTTTTTTTTGTATAGTCGATTTAAAATTACCATTTCACATAAATATATAATTAGGTTATTTTAATTGGGCTATATCCATTATATATAATGACTATATTTGCAAAAAAAAAATAACCCACTTGGGGTTATTTTAATTTTAACAATTTTCAATTGTTGTAACAATTTGATATTTTGCTGTAATTGTTTTTATATATACAGCCCCACCTTTAACGTATTTTGAATTTAAAGTTATAGGTATGCATCTATTGCCTCTACTTTTTGCTTTATATCCAAATAAATTTAATACAAAACTTACCATTTTACCAATTGCACTTTTATGCCTAGTTGTTAAAACTAAATTAACACTTAATACATATTTGTCAATTTGATTTATAATTGCACCAATAGCACATTTTTTATAATTAGTAAATTCAATTTGTTTAATTATGTTATCCTCTTGCACAATTATTTTGAAAATATTTTGCATATTTAAATCATTTTCAAAATAATTGCATTGGGGGCAAGCTTTTATAAAATCTTTATAATTTTCTTGTAACATATTTGTTACCTCCTATTTATTAATTTTATTTATTTATTATATTATTATTATATAATAAAATGAAACAAAAATCAAGTGGTTTTTACAAAATAAATATTAAACTTACTTAATATTATTTTAATGTTATTTTAATATAAAACACTTGATTTTTACACTCAAGTATTATATAATAATAATATAATAAATAAATAAATTATTTTAAAAAGGAGGTAAACATTATGTATACTAAAACACATTTAAAATTTAAAAGACTTAAAACAAAATTAAAATGGTTTATGCGCAAGCACAATTCAAAATGGTCTAGTAAGTGGCTATAACAAAGGGTACCCATGTAGGGTACCCTATTTAATAAGGAGGAATATAAAAAATGAAAAATACAAAGTGTAAAGAAATTTTAAAAGAATACTGCCTTCAAAATAAAAAAGATTGGGAAGAAATTTTTCAAAGCATTGGGGAATTTGGTCAATGGAAATATTTTGAAAAATTACTTAATAAAGAAAGACTTATAGAAGAATTTGAAATATTTCTTGAAGAAATGGAATTTTAAATAAACAAATAAATAACCCATATGGGTTATTTATTTTTGGTTTTATACGCTTTCTATATAATGGTTATAGTCGAATTTAAATAACGTTTTCATATAAAATTATGAAATTCGTTTAATTTAAATCGACTATATCCATTAATAATTTGTTAAATATTTAAGCATTAAATTTTCAAATTGCTCTTTATCTTTATCTTTTGCATTTACCCAAATTCCACTAGGGGACCTTTTTACTAATATGTGTTCCCCATAATTTTTGCCTATTTCAATTTCTGCTACTAGAGGCAATTTTGTATTCAACTCTTTTGGCATTTTTGCCATTATGTTGTGTATTAAATCTAAACTTGCATTTAAATATGCTTTTTTAACTTCAAATACAATTGAGTCATGTACTGTAAATAATACTCTGCCATATTTATTTGTTTTAAACGCTTCATGGCACTTTGTTAACGCCATCAAAGTAATTTGTGCTGCAGTACCTTGTATAGGCGTGTTAATCGATTGGTTTTCTATCCTATAAATTTCATCTTGTGATATTGAACTCCATCTGCGCTTAAAACCAAATGCCGTTTGTACGTACCCTTGAGTTACTGCCATTTCTTGTTGATTTTTTGCCCATATAGCAAATTTTGGAAACTTTATAAAAAATTGATCAATATAGTTTTGAGCTTCTAATACGCTACAATTTAACTCTCCTTCTGCTAAACTTCTTGCTTTTCTACCGTAAAGCACACCAAAAATCACAAATTTATTTAAAAATCTTAAGTAATCAAATATTTGAGCCATTGCACCATCAAAATCACTCTTGAGCAAATAATCATTTACTATGTATTCTCGAACTTCGGACATTATTGGTCTGTTACAATACTCGATTAATTTCTCAGTTTCCCTAGCGGAAGTCCAGTTTCTTAAGTTAACTAGATCATCTTTGAAAATACCTTCTGTACTTAAGTTGTGAAAGTCTTGCCCATCTAGAAATGGTTGTTGCATTACTTCATCTCCACACAATATTGATGCAACTACAACCTCTAGTGTTTTATAGTCAACATTTACACAAACGCAATCTTCTGGTACTATGAACATATTTTTGACAAAAGATTTTCTAGGTAAATTTTGAAGATTTGGCGAATGGCAACTTATACGTCCAGTTACTGTACCAGTTAAGTAAAAATCAGGTCTTATTTTTCCATCACCATCGACGGCTTCTAACATACCCTTAACATATATTCCAAATAAATCTGCTACTTGCTTATACTCATGTAGTTTTTTCCAAAATGGATGCCTATATCTATAAACTTCTACTGCATCTTTGCAGCAACTCTTTTTATAGCCATCTCTGCCCATATTCCACTTTGGCATATCACATAGATCATATGCAACCCATTGCATTTGTTTGCTTGATTTAACATTAAAGAACTTTGGCACTTCTTTTGCTCCAGTAACTTCAACATATTTTTCTGGGCTCCAACCAACTTTAGTTGCTTCTTCTAAAAGTTCATTTGACAATCTTGCCATTTCTGGTTTTGCTTCTGCCATTTTTTGCTTAAGTGCATCAACATCAAGCATAACACCTTCAAGTTCAATTTCAGTAAATGCTTTTGATACGGGAAGCAATACATTTTTATAGCACATTTCAGTACCTTCTGATTTAATGAGTTCTTTAAATAAACGATACCCTCGTAGGGTATAATGTACATCAAATTTCAAATATTTATGCAAGATATTTTCTGGTATTAAACTATATAAAGATTCTTTATTCGGAAGGTATCTTTTAATATCACTTTCCCAATCTGGTGCGTTAAAATAATCAATTGCCCATTTCTTTAAACCATGTGTTCCAGTTCTTTCATCAAGGCAGTAATGCATTAACATTGTATCTTCATCATATCTTGCATGTGGTATTACAACTTTCTTAAATACTGCATCAAATCTTAAGAAACCAACATCAAATTTCGCATTTTGACCAATGAATATATTTTCAGTTTGAAAAAATTGATCTAACAAACATTGAATACCCTTGTCTTCTAATACATTTTGAGGTATTGTATAGCTATATCTTTCATCCCAAGCAAATCCTAATGCTAAAACTTGGTGTTGACAATAATCTAATCCTTCAGTTTCTATATCAAATGATATATCTTTACCCTTCCATTTCAACATTGCCTCCAATATCTTTTTATTTCTTTTTACACTTTTAGATGTTACTAATCCGATTTCAACCTTGTTCCCTAGTGGAAATTTCGCTTGAGTTAATTGAAATGCTTTTCTGATATCATTTTCTAAATCTTTTAATATGCTTAAATTATACGTTATGCTTCCTGGAGCATACGTAGGTACAATCCAACATTTAAGATCTCTAAGGAATACTGGTTCTTTTCTAAGTTGGGGTACATCTTGAGATTTTCCAGTAAATAATCTGCCTACAGATGCACCTAAAGCAATTATTACTTTTGGTTTTACTGCTTTAATTTCTTCAAATAATATTTCAGAACACTTTTTTGCTCTTACTGCACTCCATGCTGTTAATGGCGCTTTTATAGCATATGTTGCATAAATCGAGCTATCCGCTAGGGATAACTCATTTTGCACCTTCCGAATAACTTGCATTAAAAAATTATATTGATATCCTTTAAATTTAGTCTTACTAATGCATTCAAATCCAGTTGGTTTTTCGGCAACAACCATTACTTTACACTTTGGGCATATTTCTGAATCTATTTTAAGGCATTTTTCTGTTTCTTTACATTTGTTACAAATCATATTTCCTCCTACTAAATTATTTTTGAATCTGAATACGGAACTAAATCTAACCTATCATTCATTGCGAATGCTTTTTTCCTAAGATTACAAGGACCGCATGTGCCACAACGTACTTCTTTCCCTTCATAGCAACTCCAACTTAAATGCAAAGGTGCATTAATTTCTAAGCCTAATTTTACAATTTCATGTTTCATTAAATTACCTACGGGTTCTGCAATTTCAATTTTTTTGTTTAAATTTACGCTATTAGGTATTAACTCTCCAAATTTTCTTATAAATTCTTGACAATTATCCGAATAACTATTTTCTTCCTCTAAATTATTACCTAGCATTATTACATCAAAATTATTCTTTTCAGCATAGCCTAGTGCAATACTCAGCATGATCAGGTTTCTAGAGTAAATCCATTCGTGAGCATATTCAATACCAATTTCTCCTTGAGTAATTTCTTTATCTACATCAGTTAAGCTACTTGATAATATTTCTTTAAAAATATCAGTTTTTATAAATTTAACATTGCATCGTAAATACTCTGCAATTTTTACTACGGCTTCTTTTTCTTTTGATTCGGCTTTGCATTTGTATAAAAAGTGCAATAAAGTTACTTCTTTGTAGTTTTGACTTGCTATAGTTGCTGCAACTGTGCTATCTAACCCACCACTGCATATTACTATCGCTCTTTTTTCATTAACTTTCTTTTTAGGTAACAAATTTTTAACTTTGGGTTGTGAACCTTGCTTTAGTAAACAACTACTGTATGGAGGCAATTTTTGAACACTGCACTGTTGCATTGTAGCAATTCCACTACTAAAAGCTTCTGGTTGAGTTGCAAATACCCAAGTATCTAATTGATGATAGTAGCCTATGTATATTGGCTTATAGTTGCACATTAGCAATATTTGATCTGGATATAACTTATGTACAATTGCTAGTGCAAACGACCCTACTAATTCTTCTTGCAAAAACTCTATTACTGAATTTACAGGAAACTCATTTCCGAAAACTTCTTCTAGCATTAGTGGAATTACTGCAGTATCTATTTTAGTTTTTGGTTTTAAATGATATTTTTCAACTATTTTCTTATCATTACTTATTGTTCCATTGTGAACTACTCTCCAATTTTTTGAAGTAAAAGGTTGAATATCCTCAAATGTTTTTTCTTTAATGTACTCAGTTGTAGCTTCTGCTCTATTGTTTATAATAACATGCATTTCATCTATGTCAAAATCAATATTTTTGATAGTTTTGAACCTAAGTACACTTGCACATTTGTCATTAAATTGACAAAATCCAACACTATCTCTACCTCTATTTGAACCAACTTCTATTAAATTTCTAAATATTTCACTCATTAATTCCCAATGTTTTGGAGTATCACTACTTCCATTTAAAATTCCTGATATACTACACATTAGTTTTCCACTCCTCTTCATTTGAATTATTTAGCCACTTTTCTAAAGTTCTAATGTTTTGAATACACATTGGTGCTATTTCTTTTATGTCAAAATAATCTTTTGGCCTATGTGGGTATTTTTCATAATTTTTTGAATCCAAAATATCCATATCATTTAATCCATATACTACTGCTTTTGCAGTATCAATACTATTGATCCAAGGAAATTCTACTAATCTCTTTGTATTATTTAAATTTTCTTCACATCCTAGCATGTGATAATAAAAGTCTTTATGTATTAATTCCCAATGTTGTAAAGCACTACAAAAATCTGCTCTACTGCCATCACCCAATTTTGTAACTTGCCCAATTTCTTCATAAATAGCAAATCCATCTATAAATTGTAATTTGCTTAATTCTTCATAACAAGCAACTACACTTTTTAAATCATTACCTTGCGGTACTGCAAGTAATTTACAATTTAAAGAAGCTAGTTCATCAACTTTTTGAAAATCTTTTACTAAAGCAACAGTTGCTTTTTGATCGAATCTTTTATCAGGTAATATCAAATGAGTAGGTTTCAACTCTTTTGCAATTAATGCTAGAGTTGCCGCATTGATACTGCAACCCTTTTCATAAGCACTATTGTCTAAAATAACTTCATCTCCTTCACTAGATTTTTTTATATAATATTCCGCATATTGAGGCCTAGTCATAAATTCATGTGCTAATACCATATGCATATTTTTACTTAATTCTAAATGCGCTTCTGGAACAATATTTGCTAATTTCATTTAGACTCCTCCTTATATTTTGGCAAATCTAATATAATATCATTGCCAACATGCTTTGCTTCATAAAAAGCAACCACGCTTAAGTTCCATAATGCTGCTGCTAAATGATCTTCTTTATCGTAATTACACGCAAATTTCATCAAATGTCTCATAGCAGCACTTACACAATCGCTAACTGGAATACCTTTTTCAAAATCCCTAGCACCATACTTAACAGCACCTTCTTCAAATCTTTTTGCTAAACGTTCCATAGCTTCATATGGTATCAAATAAAAAGCTCCTTTCCCTTCTTGAACACTTTTATGAGCACCAGTTTCGTACTCTTGTATTGTGCCATCATCTTTTGTATTCCCTATCATAGAGTCAATATCCACTAGGGAAACTGTTTTTAAAGCGTTTTTAAAATATTTGCACTTTTCACTAGTGCAAAAATATGCTTTAACATTTTTTGCTTCATCTGTAATTGATTTTACTTTGCTATTGCATACTACACACTTTGTAAGTTCTAATTGCTCTGCCATCTATTTATCTCCTTTGTATTTGTTTAATAAGCCCCAAATGTTTAATCCTTCTTGGGCTAGCTTGTCAAATTCTTTAATCCAAGTATCGCTATATTTTGATATTTCTTTTATTCTTTTAACTGCGATATCCCTTTCAGTTTCCCTAGTGGACTCTTCCGCATAGGTAGTTCCAAAATATGCATAAATAGCTTTTGCTATTGCTTTTGCTATTATGTCTATTTTTGATAAATAATCTTTTACATCAGTTTCATTATCATGAAACATAATTTCGATTAAGCACGCAACTGCAGTAGTATCTCTAGTTTCTGCAAGTCCATGGCTGTATAAAACTGTATCTGCCAAGCATCCCCTATCACTTTGAGCAGTAATTGTCGCAACAGCATTATAAATTAAATCTGCTAATTTTTTAGATGAAGCCGAAAATGATGGATAATTGCTATAATAGCATTCTGTTCCATGACCTCCTCCAGCATTACTATGTAGGGCTACATGTACATTTGGGCTTTTTGAATTTGAATCTTCTATTATTTGCTGCAAAGACATGCTACCATTATTTCTATATATTTCAAAGTTACCTTTGCCTTGCTCCATAAACAACTTTACTTTATCAGCAAGTTGCTGCATTCTGTACTCTTCCGTACCGTAGTTTAAAACTCCTTGATTATCCTGCTGAGTACTTCCACTTAAATATACTTTCATTAAGATTCCCCCTTATAAAACATTTGAGTTTGCAATATTCCAAAATAGTTACAAATTTTTTGACGTATCATATACTTAGGATAATACCCATCATGCTCAATTTTTCTTAGTTGATTGATAGATATTTCAACACACTTAGCTAGTTCAGTTTGAGTTAATTTCTTCCATACGCGATACTTCTGCAAATTATTTTTTATTGCATACATTTGCCTACTCCTTGTCATAGCAACATCCCATGACTTGCAAAATTTCTGAAATCAAATATGTACACTTTTCATCAATTTTTGCCAAGTCTCCTTTCATAAAATCATTTTTATTGTTTTTAACACTTTGCCAATAATTTTCCAACTCTTCAAATAAATTTTTCATTTCATCTTCTGCTTCTTCAACCTCTGCTTTCATAATAGCATATCTTTCCATAGAACTTGCAAAATCACCCCATTTTTGAATACCATTTTGCCTTTCCATTTTTACTACATCTCTAACAGCCTTCCAAAATATTTTGTCCTTTACAAATGCCAATTTCATTTCCTCCTTAGTTTTTTATATATTTATTATATAATATTTTTCAATATAAATCAATGTTTTTTCATATATTTATAAAAAAATATTTTCTTCTATATAATGGTTATAGCCGAATTTAAATAACGTTTTCATATAAATATGTAATTAGAAAATTTAAATTCGGCTATAAACTTTGATTTACTTGAGTATTCTCCAATATCCACTAGGGATCCTGAAATTTTTCAATTTCCCTAGTGGAAAGTTGCTTTTTTACATTTTATGCTTTTACAATTTTAGTCCAGTTACAACCTTTTGTACTACACGCATATTGAATATCTCCATTTTTTGATATAATGCCTCCACAGATTGCACCACATGTTTCTTCTTTATATGTGCCATCTTTTTGCTTGACATTTATTTTTCCTTCACACCTAATTGCGTAAAGTGCCATTATTATTCATCTCCTTTTTGAATTTATTTTATTATTGTAATCACACCAATCACATATCCATCTGCCACCAATTTTTTGACCATGTAAGTCACAAGTTTCTACAAAACACTGCTGGCATTTTTCTGTGTATTCTCTGCTACATCTATAACATTCTGTTTTAGCCATTTTTAAAACTCCTTACAAATATTTTTTATCTAACTTGTTATAGCAAGTTAAGCAATAATAAGTACTTTTTACTCTTTCGATATGCAATAAGCAAAATGCTTTGTAGCACATGCTGCAATCATGCAATGCAGCATGTGTACAATTGGGATTACTGCAAGGTTCTACATATACTGGCATTGAACATCCTCCTCATTTATAAAATTTACACGCTTTCATTTCTGACATTGATTTTGTACATTCATAATATTCATTTCCACCAATTATTTTCTTAACTAGGCTTGGGTTTAATTTTTCTACGCAAAATCTTGAATCTTTGCATCCTTTTCCATTCTTACACTCCATTACACTTGCCATTTTATTTTCCTCCTTTCATTTGTATTTTATTTTTACATTTTGCACAAAATGTATTTCTGTTGTAAAACTCTATACAGGTTGAGCAGTACATTCCACTACATATTGCACATTTTATAAGCATTCCTTCTTTGTTGCATGTTTTACATTTTTCATTCATTGCCAAGCTATTTCCTTTTTAATTTTTTAATACATTCACTGCAGTGATAAAAAGTTTCATAAATTTCTAAGCAATTTAAGCAAAAGAACTTACCACATTCTGCACACCTACATCCCTTTGCAATACTACAATTACAACTATCGCAAATAAAGTTCATTTCCACTTTTTACCATTGGGACAACCTTTGCAAATTGTTCCATCGCATCCAACGCAAGGCTCAAAATTTTCCATTTCGTATTCTCCTTTCTTTATTTATATTTATATTATATATTAAAAACTATGAAAAATCAATGTTTTTCATAGTTTTTTTTTATTTTTTTTTATGCTATTTTTGAGTATAGTAATCTGTAGACCATTTGCAATCTTTTTTATATTCATCATTGCAAGTAAGCGTAGTAATATGCTTTCCAACTACTTTCGTTAAAGTAGATCCACATTTTGGACAACTGTTCATAAAATTTACTCCTTTAAATTTTCAAATTTTCATAAAATTCTGCTTTTGCAGTAGGTTCTAAAAACACACCTTGGATTTCAGAAGTTACAGTTAGCGCACCTGCTTTCTTAATACCTCTCATTGTCATGCAAGTATGCTCTGCTTTTATAACAACAATCACACCCTTAGGCTTTAATACTTCAGTAATACAATCCGCTATTTGCTTTGTTAAACGCTCTTGTATTTGAAGTCTTCTTGAATATGCTTCTGCAACTCTAGCTAATTTGGAAATACCGACAACTCTTCCACTAGGGATATACCCAATATGACAAACCCCACTAAAAGTTGCAAGATGATGTTCACATGTGCTAAATATTGGAATATCTCTTACAATTATCATCTGCTGATATCCATCAGATTCAAAGTGTCTTTCTAAATATGATTGTGGGTCAATTAAATAACCACAATATATTTCTTCATACATTCGTGCAACTCTAGAAGGAGTATCTAATAGCCCTTCCCGATCAGCATTCTCTAAAGGAATGCTCTCTAATAACATTCTAACAGCTCTTTTAATTTTCTTTTTCTTAAATCCACTCATTTTTTAATTCTCCTCTACTCAAAATTCAAAAGTTTGTGCATTTGAATTCCTACTCTTAACGTATTATTTTGTTTTACTAATTCAACACATTTTGTAAAACTTGTTTGCATATTATTACCATCTGGTTGTAACCAGATATGCCCTATTGGAGCTTTTCCTGCAGCAATATTTTTAAGTTCAATATTTTCATCAACAACATATTTTAACTCATGTGGAATGCACAATGCATGTATTTTATAATCATTTGCTTCTTTTGGACTACACGTGATCCAATCTAGTTTTTCATACTGAGCAGTTTCATTAGTTCCATTAGTTTCTAACGCAACAATCATTTCAGGAAAGCTCTTTTTAATTTCATTAATAAGCTCTGTTAAATCATGCAATGTTGGTTCTCCACCAGTTATTACAGTCATAAACGTTGTTTCGTCGAGAGATTCCATGATTTCCCTAGTGGATAGTTCGCTATAGGTATTGAACGAAGTATCACAAAAATTACAACATAAGTTGCACCCAGCTAATCGTATAAAATTAGCCGTTTTACCCATATGTATTCCTTCACCTTGTAAACTAGTAAATATTTGATTCACTTTATATTTCAATGGCTCCACTCTCCTTCATATTCTACCCATGAAGATTCAGATTCCCATATTTTTACTTTTGATAAATAGCAATCAAATATATGTTGAGAGTCCATTTCATTTAAAATTTTATCATATATTTCGACGCATAAATTTTCTGTTGTTGATCTACATTTCATCAAATAAGTTTTAGTATTCAATAATTTTAGTGATAAATCTAGTGGATCTTTATTATCTGGAGAGTCCCATATAATAAGTGAATGATCTAATAATGCAACAATAGGCTCAACTAGCTTTTTTAATTTATTAAAATCAAATACCATTCCTTCGCTTGAAGGCTCACTTGCTTCTATCAAATCATCATTCCACATAGTTACTTCTAATTTATAACTATGCCCATGAACATTTCTACAAAGTCCATCATGGTTGGTTAATCTGTGTGCTGCACAAAAATTAAATATCTTAGTTACTTTCACGACGATCACCTCCATTGTTTATTTTATCTTGAACTTCTTGAAAAGCTTTCCTTAATTCTTTTTTTGTTTTTTCATACAAAGTTTGAACTTTCTTTGTTGGTATCATTTCTCTCATCCTCTCGTAATTTTTTGATTAGTTTTAATAAAGGTGCTGTTTTTATATATTCGCCCCTTCTATATTCTTCTAGCATTTTCGCGTCAATGAGATCTTTAAATAATGCTTTAAAGTCATCATCTTTTAAACCACATTGTTCCTTCAGCGTTTGAAATGTAACAAAAGGTGCATTAAATGCATCAATAAGTTGATGTGCTTTTAAATAAGACGCAATTACATCTACTTTACTTTCTGCAACTTTAATATTTTTTATTTGATTTAAACTATACCCTTCATAATCAAAAGATTTCTTAGCGTATATTTCCGTTAAAAAATCATATGCAAACTGCACATGTTCTTTATTTACAATCACATTTTCTCCATCTTCAGTTGAAAACAATCTACACGCAATAGCTACAGCTAATTTAGCTAACTTAATACGCTGATTCGCTCCTTCCACTAGGGGAATTGAAGAAGAATATTTTTGCCCTTGCTCAATTGCATATTTTAAAATAAGATCAACTGCACCTTCATCAATATGTATTTGTTCAGGAGTTCTAGACCAAGCCCATAAGATAAGTAATTTACATGCTTCAGAGCAATATTTAAGAGGAGCATTTTCTTTAAAAGATCTTTTTGCATTTATTAACTCAGGACTTACGTCTTCTCTTGAAGTAGATACGCAAAAATCAAAGCGTGCAATATCTTCATTATTTCCAATTAGTTCTTTAATAAGAGAGCAACCATATGTAGTTGTATCTAATCCAGTACCTTGTCTTGGATTGGATAGCCAAATTAATCTAGTTTTTGCATTTGTTCTTTCCGTTACAATTTTTGTAATTTCTGCAACTCCATTTGACCTAACACCACTCATATTACCTATGTCTTCTTTTGATAGGCCACTTGCTTCATCTATAATAAATAGTTTGCCATTGTTTTGAGGCAATTTTCCCCAAGTAACAAACCATCTTTTATCTCCTTGTTGCTGTAATCCACCAACAAGACCACTAAACGAAGTATTCTCAGCTGTGCTAATTTCTCCTAGTTGAAAATGTTTCATCATTGCTTCAATTGTTTCAGATTTTCCTGTTCTCGTATCGCCTAATACGAGCATTTCTACGTATCCTTTACCCACAGGTTTTCCTTGTAACTTAAAGTTTAATACGCTATGATAAGTTAGATCAATACTAGTTAGTAAATCTTGACGGCCAATAATATCTGTAACTTTTTCAAAATCATTATGTATTTCCGCAAGTTTTTCTTTTATTGTAAAATCGCCTTGCTGAAAAATGAAAAGTTCTCTAAAAATTTCTGAATCCATTTTAAAATTTTGATGTTGTTGTTGTACGGGTTCTGCACTATTTAGAAACAAAATGGTCTTCTGAAGCCAAGGAGATGGAATCATTTTCCCATCAAAATAAAATGAAGTATTTGAAGATATATCATCTGTTATTACAAATGCAACTTGAAGTACATATTTAGACATTCCACTCTGTTCAACCTCTGGTGCTACAATTAGTTCATATATATTTACGCTTTTAGTTGTTTTTATTTTAACAATACAGCATTTACTCGGAATTCCGAGTAAGTTTTTTAAAACAATTAATTGCGCAACATCCGTAATTTTTAATAACTTTAACAAAAACTCATCTTGACGAATAGACATTCTTTTTTCAGATGTTGAAAATAAGGGACAACTTGTGCACCAAGCAAAATCTTGAGAACCACTACATGAGCTAATAATTTCAACAGGAACATTATACGGACTGTTATCGTACCCAACAACCCTCAACGCTAATCTGCACATTACACCTTTATTTTCTGCATTTATTGAAGTGCACAAATCAAATCTAGGTAACTGTACAATAGTTTCTTCCTTTTGTGCACTTGGTGGAGCAGCTTTTTCAATTAATTTTTTAAAACTGCTCTCATTATACCCTTCTTTATATAAATCTGTTATGTCTTTTCCTTCAGGAATTGGAACTATTTTCACATCAAAAGATTTTGAAGACCCTTCCAAATATCTAATTACATTTTCTGTTCCTTTTCTTCCAGCATCATCTCCATCATAGCACATGTATATCTTGGTACCTAATATATTGCACCATTCTTTTTTCCAAGTATTTGCACCTCCAGTATTTGTAAGCGCATTAAAACCCCAACTTTTTAAAACTAATGCATCCCATTCACCTTCACATAAAAATGTTGGTTGAGATGCATCATAATCCACTAGGGGATACAATTTTACTGACCCGTAACCAGTTTGGTATGGCAGCATTTTTGATGAACTATTCGGATCATATTTCCTAGCATTTATGCAAATACCATTTGACATAATAACTGGTATGATGATTCTATCTCCATCATACCCAATCATATATTCGTCGATAATTTGTTTAGTTATTCCCCTAGTGGAAAGGTAGTTTAAAGTATTCTTGCTTTGAAGAAGTTGTTGATGAAAATCTAGCACTTCTTCTTGCAATGGAGGAGATGGATGTTTTCCCGTTTGAGTATACGTTTTTACAATTCTTGAAGCTTCTTCATAAGAAGCTTCATGTACAAGCATTAACCAATTGATTGGATCACCTTTGAAATCAGCGTCTCCGAAGTCATTAAACTGCCCTGTACTTAAGTTAATGTACAATGACGGATTTGAATCAGATCTAAATGGAGAGGTTACTCTAACTTCATGACTTTCACTTTCACTTGACGTGTCTATATAGACTTCGTAGAACTTTCTCCACATATGTTTTCCTCCTAATCTGCTTCAATAAGGTCTATTCCTTCAAGAACATTGTAATATTTCAAAGCACCAAATCTAATTGCAGCACTTAATTTTCTACCATCAATTGCGGCTGCTTTTTCTAAAGCATCTTTTTGTTCTTTTGATAATACTATGGATACCATCTCTGTTAATTGAGCCATTTTCTTTACCTCCTTTTATTATTAGGAGCAGCATGCTGCTCCACATTTATTATTTAAATAAACTTAATCCTTCTACTGCACTTTCTTGTATTAAATCTACATCATTCTGCATTTTTCCTAAATAATCTCTTTGAGTTACCATTGCTATTGCTTCTGCACCAACAAAATTATCTGGGTCGAATTCAAATGCATCACTATCTAAATCTTCTTCAGTAGCACCTAGTGCTAATAAGAAATCTTTTAACTTCCATAATGCTTTTTCCTTTAATGATGTAATTGCCCATAACTTTCTTCCACCATATTTGCCTTCATACTCATCTTCAAGACAAGCAATAATTTCGAAAGTCCAGTTAAAATAATTTTTTTCTTCATTGAACTTAATTTCCTTTACCGCAACGGAATACTTTCCTACTGGTAACACTTCAAAACCACTAGATACATTTTTAAAATTAATAATAGCCATTTATATCTCTCCTTAAATTTTTATTTTCTTATAATTATATTATATATTATTTTCCATTGAAATACAATGAAAAATAAGGGTTTTTAAAAAATTATTTTATGTTGTACTTAGTCCAAATGAGATCAAGCATTTTAGTAACGTGTTTTCCACCATTTGGAAGCTTAATTCCAACACCTAAAGCTTCAGTTCTATCTTTTGCATCAACAGATCCATCTGGTTGAGTCATAAGCAATCTTTCTAAACCTTCTTTTCCTTTTACAACACTTATATACCCAACAATATCTGGTACACTAGGTATTTCATCAGATTGCTGTCCTGGAAGCTTAACGGTTATAAATGTTTTCTTAGTTAAATCATCTAGTACCCTAGCGGAAAGTGTCGTAAAAAACACATGCATTTTTAAATCTTTAAATGCTTGCATTATAAAACACATTTGGTTAAGACTCTTACCCCAATGTTGTATTTCAGGTTGTTTATTATCTTTCCAAACTTTTGTATCCTGAAAATTTGGTATTTTTGCATTTGCAAATTCAAACATTCCAACTTTTTGAAGTGCACCAAGGTTATCAATTAACACACTCTTGTATGGATGGCTACCTTTGTTTAAATAATTAAAATTCGCTGAAACATCATCAATGCTTTTAATATCAATTATTGTATACTTTGAAGCATCTTTTCCAACAAATCTTAATGGTGCTCCACCATCACAATCTAGCACTAATATTGGGCTAGTTCGTTCATCATCGCAAGCACTAGCTACAGTGCTTGTTTTTCCATGTCCACTTGGAGAATGTATTAAAATATTTAAATACCTAAATTTATCTCTAGCATCTATTCCTTCAAGGCCTCCTTCAACTCCCGTACCAATTATTTCACTTGTTTTTATTAACGGTTTAAGTGCCATTTTAACTTCCTCCTTTAAGATTTATTCTTTTAATAGAATCCATTGAAATCCATCCCCAACGTGCTAATAATATACCATCTACCGCATTATTGAAATAGGTACAAGTTACTAAGGTTCCATACATACTTTTATTTTCACAAGTTACTACTACTTCTTCATTAACCCAATTTTGCAGTATTTCTCCCAAAGAAGAGGGCACTTTCTTTTCTGCACAATCACTTTTTTCCATAAAATCACGTTCTCCTTTCCTGATAATATTGCTCTATTAGTGGCTTAATATTTCCACCAATACTTTGAGTTCTGCACAGCATATGATAATTGCAGTCCCAACTACAGCTTGAAGTACAAGTTGATATATTTACTTGATTTTCTAGAGCAACTATCATCATGAGTGCTTCTTGTTTTAATTGATTTTCCAAACAATTATTCCACAACTCAGATTTTGGCAAAGTAATTCTTTCATAAAATCCAGTTTGTTTTGTTTGAAAAGTGCTTAAAATATCTTGGTAATCTTGCACCCGCAAGTTATTATTTATAATTTCTTGCATATAAATTTCATAAGTTGTATCTTGATTTGCTGCTTTTGACAAACTTCCATTTTTGAGTATTTTAGGTACAGTAGGTATTTTTTTACGCATAAAATTATACATTGCGTTAAACTTAGTTTCAAATATTTTTGAACAAATAGCGCTATAAATAGTTAACTGATCATCCCATTCAAGATCTTTTGGATTTAAATGATTAGTTCCCGTTTTATGATCCACTACATAATACTGTTTTGTACTATCATCATAAATCACTAAATCAATTCTGCCGCACACGATTGGGTTATATACTCCATAATTAGATGCATTACCATTTCTACAAATTAAAATAGGTTCTCCATCATTATCCACTAGGGGATATTCGATTTCAAATTCTGTTGCTAGAATACTCCATTTATCATCATTTGCATACTCTTCATAGCCTTTTAGAATAGCTATCCCTAGCGGAAGATGCGCTTCTAGTTCAGTTAAATCGAGATCAAGCATTCTTTTCTTTTGATAGGCAACATAGTTGTTCCATCTTTGCTTAAAAAATTCTACGCATGAAAATGTATTTTTGTAAAAATACTCTAGTGCACTATGGATTTCTGTTCCAAATAATAATTTCACATTTGGTGCCTTAGGTTCAATACTCATACCATTATATGAACTATAATTCCATCTTCTAATGCATCTTTTAAACTCCTGCCTATCTGTAACAGAAAATTTAAATGGTGTAATTTTAGAAACTTTTAGCCTCTTGTAATAACTTTTTAACCACTCATCATATTCTTTTAAATTTCTCATCTTTTAACTCCCTTACTATTTTGTTTTCTTTTACCTACTTGTCCTTTGCACTTATTGCAAATATAATAAACATAATTTATATCTTCACCACACCTCACCAATTGACCACCACAAGTACATTTCATTATCTTGCCTCCTTAAGTTCTATTCTGCTACACAAAGGACAAACCCATACACTCATGGGTTTTCCTGTTAAAGAATCTACATAATCTCTCGATACAAACATCTCGCCCTTACACCCTTTTAACACACATTTCATTTTGCACCTAACTTTCTTGCACAACTTTCACACAAATGCTTATTTTTGCCATCTACAGATGCTAATAGCAAATGAGTTCCACATAAGCTAGCTCTGCATTCCTCACAATACCCTATTGGTTCTTTTACGCACCTAAATGCTTCACAAGAAATAACAAATTTTGACATAAT